GACTATTAGAGAAGGTAAAGCACCTAATATAGTTTGGAATGGTATTCCTGAATTGCGTGAGGGTTCAATTTGATATTTACAGTAGAGTGTGATAAACTAAGTAAAGCATTAACAAGTATTCAAGTTAAAGGTAAAGGAAGCACAAATAGTGGTTTTGGTAATACTTCGCTTGGTTCTTATGTTATGCTTATTATTGAGGATAATATTCTCAGTATTTGGAATGGAAACAATACTTTCTTTGTAAAACTTGATATTCAGTTAGATGAAGAAATCAATACAAGAATAGTAGAAGGAACTTGTGTGGTTGATACCACTACTTTATTGCCTTATTTGAAAACTTTTGGAGACATTGTAACTTTCAATGTAGGTGATTTTATTGCACTCAATGGCGCAAATAAAAAAGCCTCTATCCCAATAGTCGTTAATCATCCAAGTGATGCGGCTTTGGTTAGAATTAAAAATATGTTAAATCATGTTAGGTATGAAATACAACCGCAAACATTGTTTGGTTTTGGCAAATCCTCATTTGAGGGAGCATTTACTCTAACTCAACCGCAATTACAATCAGCAATCAAAAATTGTGAATTGGTTAAAAATGGTGTCTATAAGTTTGATTACAATGAAAGTCTCTTGACAGTATCTTCAAGAGAAAATGTCACAAATAAATACGAAGAAACGATTACTCCTGTATTTCCTATGGGAGAACCTGCGACTGTTGAATTTAGTAGTCCAGTTTATGCTTTCTTTGAAAAAGACCAAATGATTAATGTTTATATGAAAGATGAATTTCCGCTTTTATTAGTTGCAAATGATAGAATGCTACTAAAAGCCCCAACAGTAAATGGGTGAATAACAATGATAATTAACAAGATGAATGATGGTAGAACTATTTATAAATCATGGAGGGAAAATGGTGAAAAAAAGTTTGAATTGGTTAATTTTCAACCCTATTTCTATGTGGATGAAGAAGCGCATGAACCGCCAGCGTATAATGCTTCTAAATATATTACTAGAGATTTTGATTATATTCGTGGTGATTGGGTTAATCTTGATAAAGAACCACTAAAGAAAGTTTTAGTAGATTCAGCAAATGATATTAGAGAAGCAAAGAAGATATTTGGTAAAACCTATGAAGCAGATGTTCCTTTACACTTTAGATATTGTGTAGATGAATTACATGAAATGCCCGAATATAATATGCGTAAATGGTATTGGGATATGGAATGGCAACAAGGCGGAGAATATCACGACCAATTGACTACAATTGTTGTTTATGACAATTACGATGAAGCATACTACCAATGGGTATGGTTTCCTGAAGAACAATTCATTGAACAGAAAATAAATCAATCGTTTCATCATTTTGTTTTTGATAATGAAAAAGATATGATTGAATCTTTTATGACTACAATGATTATAAAAGACCCAGATATGTTAATTGCTTGGTTTGGTAATTTTGCTGATATTCCTAAGTTATTAGAAAGAGCGTGTGCAGTAGGATTGAATCCTTGCATTATGTCGCCTATTGGGTATGTTAAGGGTATTAAAAAGACAAAGGACGGATTTTCTTTTGCTTATGCGGAGAATGGATTTAGTCCGATTGAACAACCTATTGGTGGGCGAATTACGCTTTCATTAGATTTAGCATTTGAAAGACAATGGAATGATTCTCAAAGAGGAACATTACCATCAATGTCATTAGATTATATCGGTGAAATGGTTCTTGGTAAAAAGAAGTTAGTATCGGAAAAGTTCCCAGATACAAATGAATTTTATCGTCGTGCTTGGTTAGAAGATACGGAAACTTATCTTGAGTATGCTCTAAAAGATGTTGAATTGATTGTTGAAATTGATGAAACAAACTTTTGTAGTGAAGCAATTCTTTCATTACAAAGATTGCTAAAAGCACCATTTGATGCTTGTTTCTATGCTTCTCATATGGGTTCTATTTACTTTATGCGTAATGCTTGGTGGAAAGCACCAACAGGAAGTAAAGTGGATAAAAGAGAAGAATATGAAGGTGCTATGATTTATGACCCATTAAGTGAAGAAACAAATGGATTACATCTTAATGTTGCTGCTTTTGATTTTGCAGGTCTATATCCTAGTATGATGATTGCTCGTAATATCAGTTGGGAAACAATTAGTGAAGAACCAACAGAATTTGCAGTTAATATCTTAACACCAAGAGATTTTAGTGAAACTACTAGAAAACAAATGATTTACTTCAAAACTGATGAACTTGGATTATTACCGAGAGCAGTATTGGAACTTAAGGAGTTGCGAAACGAATATAAGCGACTTATGAGAGAAGCAAGAGGAACGGGAGATTATGCGAAGTGGTATAACAATCAAATGGCAGTTAAGCGTTTAATGGCTTCTTTTTACGGTATCGTTGCATTTCAAGGATTTGGTTGGGCTAATGTTAATTTAGCCGCATCAATTACTGCAAGTGCAAGAGAAGCAATTAGATTAGCGGCATTTAAGGCAAAGGAGATGGAAGTATGAGATGTGGTAAAGTAATTTACCCTAATGCTTCTTTAGCAAGAAAATATCAAAAGAAAGCAAAGGAGTTAGAAAACATCAAATTAAACTTTTATTATTGTGAATTTTGTGAAGGGTTTCACATAACTAAAATGTCTAAAAAAGCCCAACAAAGTTTTATTAAAAATATTAAATTTGCTTTGAAAAATAAAATAAATAAGGAGATGGAAATATGAAATGTATAGTATGTAAAGAAGAATTAGTTTGTAAATATTATAAACCTAAAGGGTATGGATATAGTTCTGCAAAAGAAAAAGCAGTATATGAGTGCCCTAAATGTGGACATAAGGAGAGATTTGGATGAATAGTCATGTTAAAAGATGGATTGATTCAATTGTTTCTGAATATCCAGTAGGGCATGAATTTCTTGCCACTACTGTTAGAGAACAGTTAGTTTCTGAAAGAGGAACTACTTTTGTAGCAGATAATAGTGCAATAGGATGGTATTTGAATCGTAAAGATAATATCATATCTAAAGATATGAATAGAGGAAGAAGAACATATGTGAGGATTTAAAATGAGAACAAAAATAGTAACAGTTAAAGTATCGTATGATACCGAAGAAACATGGGAAATAACATTACAAGAAGTAAAAGAGATATTTCAGATGATGAATAATCTAAAGCGTAATGCTATTATCTTAGGCGTTGAACAAGGAGTCAATTCTACTTCACAAATTGCAATTGGAAATAATAATGTTCAGGTTGCGGGTAATGTGAAAATTCTAAATGATTCGGTGGATTACAATGATGATGGACAGAACAAATGAGTTATTAGAAGAATTGCTGGCTATGATAGCAAGGTCAAATAAGATATTAATGATGGTAAATATCGTAAACATAGCAACCATTATAACAATAATTACGGTGGTAATATGAAAGAAAAGGAAGAAATTAAAGAACTAAAAAGGGAAATAAAAGCCCTCAAGCAAAGAATTAACGGATTAGAAAAAGACTTGGATTATCAAATTGAGCAAAATGATGTGAATGGTAATCTTAAAAGATGTATTCGTGAATTACAAGAAGAAGTAGCAAAAATGGCTAATCAGCCAGTTGGAATAATGTTTAGTTGGTTAAAGTGATATTATGAAAGTAGTTTATGGACATACCGATTCTATCTATGTGCAAATTGATTCCGTAGAAACTGCTCAAACAGCGATTAAAGAAATTGAAGCATCAGTAAGAGAACACTTTCCTAATGTTATGGGATTAAAAGAACACCCAGTAGTATTAGAATTTGAAAAGTATTTTTCAGCATTAGGTGTAGGAACAACAAAAAACAGAAATGCTGGTTTAGTATCTTGGGAAGATGGAGAATGGCTTGATGAGCCAAAGTTCACAATGACAGGATTTACTGCTAAAAGAGTGAGTGAAACTAAATTAGCAAAGGAAGTTCAAACTAATGTTCTTAAAATGTGGGTTGGAGAAAAAACACAGGCAGAAATCAATAAATATCTTTTTGAAACATATCAAAAGGTTATTAATGGTAAAATTAATATTGATTCAATCATTAAGAGAAGTCGTTTAAGACCTTCCAGATTCACAGTAAAATGCCCAGAATGTAAAGCAAAATATCATTTGAAGGAATGTTTAGAACTAAAACATTCTGTCTGTAAAAAATGTGCAACAGAAACAAGCAAATTTACTACACTTGAAGGAAAAAAACCGTCAATTGGTTCAGGTATTGCTGGAGTTTTATACGCTTGGCAAAAAAATGACACTAATTTTGATGACTCTTATTTATTTATCAAAGTAATGGGCTTTTGTAATTCATTTATTCATCCTTTAACGCAAGAAAGAAAAGATGTTGAATACATATCGGGCATAACTAAAAAGGATTTTGAAGGTTATATTCCCGATTGGAAGCACTATGCTGAACAAGTAGTAAAGAAAGCCGAACCTATTTACAAGGCGATGGGTTGGGATATATCGTCCATACGCACAGGATATACACAAACGAGCCTTGATGAGTGGTGGTAAAATATGAGTAAAGATGAACAATACGAAGCAAGATTAAAGTCAATGAGAGAATTTACATATCAATGGGATGCAGAAGCATTTGAAGACCCTTCTAAGCCTATCTTAAAGATAAGCAAGTCTTCATTAGGTTCTTTTAATTGGTGTCCTAAAAAGTATGAGTTTAGTTATATTGAGAGATTACCTCAAGACCAAACGGAAGCCATGCGTAAAGGAACTATATTACATAATCATAGAGAAGCCTTTTTTGATGAATTTGATATTAAGAAAGCCGATTCCATGAATAATTCAGAAATTATGGAGTATGCAACAAGTTTAATGCCCGTTGATGAATACTTTGATGTTTCTTTAACTGTTGCTGCTTTTGAAGCACAGCGATTTATTGAAGCAAAAAGTGAAGGGAGAACACATGAGTTTTTACCTATAATTAACGAAAAAATGTTTGATTGTGAATTAACTATCCCTAGAAATACGAATCCCAAGTTTCCATTACAAAGAGATTATGTTGTTAGACTTCAAGGTATTATTGACCGAGTATTCATTGAAGACGGCAAACTTATTCCTTTTGAATATAAAACAGGTGGATGGAAAGACTGGAAGAAAACTTCAATGAGACAAGAAATGGCATTTTATCAATTAATGCTTGAAAATGCTCCTGAAGAAATCTTAACCAAACATGGATTAACTTCTGACTTAGAAGTAAGTCATTGGGGTTGGTATTATCCCGTTGCTAATCATATTACTGTTGAACCTGTTAAGAAAAGAACAAAAACTTCGGTTATGAACAATATTGCTAAGTTAATACATTCTTATGAACAGAAACATTTTGAAACTAAGTTTTATTATAAGACTTGTTCTCATTGTTCTTACTTTGGTATTTGTGATGCTGCAAATGAAGACACATGGTTGTGATAAAATGAATGATTTAATTAAGCAAAAAGTATTATCAAGAAACTGGACATTTAATGAAATATCTAATCTAAAAGAAACAATAGGTTCTCTTTCTCAAGAAATATACCTTGAGTTATCTTTACCAGAAAGATATGATATTATTAGAGGTATTAGAGTTAATGAAGGATGGGTAGGTCTTGTTTTTGAAGATGTTATGAGAGAAGCAATTATGACTACATTACAAGGTGATGTAGCAGGAATTATTAGAAGTATGCTAAATACGGCAACAGTAAATTTTGGAGGGAATGTCAATGAAATATCCGAGAATGGTATGGGCGGGGAGTCAAATAAGAAACGCTCCACAAATGCGAAGAAAAAAGATGACGACAAGGAATGATTACATTGATTTTATTAAAGCACACAACAACAGAACAAATGTATATACTACCGTGTATGATTTTGAGTATTTTACAGAAAATATGCCTGTTGAAGCAAGCGTAATTATTGATAGAATATTTTTAGATTTTGATGCCCATGAAGACGAATTAGATAAAGCATGGCGTGATGTAAAACAGGTGATGGAATTGGTTATTACTAATGATTACAAACATACTTTGTTTTTCTCAGGTCGTGGTTTTCATTTATTTTTGTTTGGAAAAAGAACAAAAGAAATGAGAGATGTTCAAACATTTTTTAAAGAGATAAAAGAATATCTAATTATGAAAGTAGGAAAAGACAATACTCTTGATGAACGGGTAGGACAGACTACAAGATTAAGGAGAGTTCCAAATACAGTTAATATGTCATCTTCTGATGGAGAAGGAAATGCTCGTTATTGCATACCTTTAACTATTGATGACTTATCTTTAGATATTGAAGAAATACTTAGAATGTCTATCAAGCCTCGCCATTTACCCTTCCAAAAGGGCGGTAAAAATGAGGTCTTGTTTCCCAAAGCACCCCCTATTGAGGCTATGGAGGGGTCTGTTTCTGTGCCTTCAAGCGTAGGTAAATTGCCTATGTTGCCCTGTTTGCATAATGCGGTTATGGTAGAGAATCCAACACATTTAGCAAGAGCATACCTTGTATCTTGGTATCGTGATTTATTGTCGGGTTATACCGATTTGACTAATCATGCTGATAAACAAAAAGTTCATCAGTTAGTAGTTGAAGAATTAGAAAGAGTCTTTGCTGATTCTGATTCAGTATGGCTTGATTGGGATAAGAATGAAACTCAAAAACATTCTCGTTTTACAGTCTATAATAACTATAATACGCCTCATTGTGATAGGCTCATTAGTGAAGGTTTTTGTGTAGGTAAATGTTGGAGGTATTCAAATGCTAGTAATTGATTCAAGAGAAAATTCAAAACTTTCTAAACTTGTTGTTCAAAAAGCAAAAGCCCTTAAGATAGAACATGAAGTAAAGTGGCTTGAAATAGGCGATTATATTTTTGATGATGTTTGTTTTGAAGCAAAATCAGCAACCGATTTTTTAGGTTCAGTAATGTCTAAAAGATTATGGACACAAATAGATAATATGGATAGACATTATCAAACTAATGTCGTCATTATTTATGGCGATATGCAAGAAGCAATTATGAATGTAATTGAACACTCTCCCAGTAAAATGCCAATAGGAACTAGAAGTATTATGCTAAGTAATAAATTTTTAGGAGCATTAGGGAGAATCGTTTTAGATACCGATGTTAAACCTTTTTGGGTTCAGACGGAAGAAGAAGCGGCACTAATAATAACAGCAGTAAGTAAAATGAAACCATTAACAAGAGAAACAATAGCACCACAGATATTTAAAAGAATTACAACAGATGATTTAAGAATAGATTTGTTAAGCAGTATTAAAGGCGTATCAATTAAAAAAGCAAAACAATTAATAAAACAATATGGCTCTATTATGGAAATTGGCGAGTGTTCAGCATTTGAACTACAAGCGATTGAAGGTATTGGAGAAACCTTAGCCAAAAGAATAATCTCTACATTAAATTCAGAAGAGAAGGTGAAAATATGAGTAATGAATATAACGAAGAACTATATGGAGAAGAAGTTGAAGATGAGTATTTGGAGGCTTTAGAAGAAAATGCTATTGCATTTAGTGAAGCCCTTCCTGCAATTGTTAGAGAGTTTCAAACCTCAGCAGTTGAAGTATCTCATTATAATGAAATACCAGCAGCAATTTCTTTCTTTAATATTTTAGGACAGGTCTGTAAAGATTTTATACAAATACCAAACGGAAGAAACATTGAAGATTCAAGAGTGCATTTTTGTTGGGTTCAAACAAGCGGAACAGGAAAATCAACATTATGGAATTTTGTTGGGCCAGTTGCTAACAAAACATTTGAATTGATTAATGGTAAAGGAAATCATCCTTCACTAAAAACAAATTCAGATAATCCTCATGTTGATGATATTATGGAAAGAAAGTTTGATACTTTCGGTATAACAGATTATACAGATTCAGTATTGATTGGTAATTGGGGAGAAGAAAAAGTAATGGAAGTTAATGAAGAAACCTTTGAAGAAAAGTGGACAGGAGAAATGAAACCAAAAAGAAACGCTGGATTGCTTGAAGGAAGCGGATTAGCCCATTGGGATGAATTTGAATATTCTGGTATTTTTAAGCAAAGCCAACATCAAGATAAAGCAATTGTTTATCTTAATACTTTAATGAATACATTGGCAGGTGAATCATGGATAATATCTAAGGCTTTGACTTCTTATGATAATAAAATTATGGAATGTTTTTGTGAGCGTTCAGTAATTGCTATGACTTATCCTCCAAGTAATCTAAACGAAGTAATGGCTGAAAAAGGTGTTCTTCAAAGAATGCTTTTATATGTTTGGGAAGTTCCTAAATTTATTCAGCATAAAATGAGATTAGAGCAAATTGAAAAAGCAGGAACATTAGAAGAAGTTAATCAACCAGTTGAAAGATTTGCTAATGCTATTTTCAAAATTTACGAATTAGTTGAAGAAAGATATAATGAAGTCGGAGGTAATGTTCTCAATGTTATGACTTATTCTCCTGATTTCAATGATGTTTTGAAGTTAGAGTATCAAAATATGAATAACTATCTTTGGAACACAAGAGGCGAAGTTGCTGAAATTGCAGCAAATTTTACTACCCGTTTGCTTAAAATTCTCATTAAAATGTCTGTTCTTTGTAGCGTTGCTTCTGCTCCATCAATCAAAGATAAAAGCCAAAGATTCAATGTTTCGGGGCATAATGTCCGTCAAGCGGCTACGATTGTCCGACAATGTTATATGACATTGGTTGATTGGTTAGAGCGAAGCCTACGGGTTAAGCGACATAGTATTGCTGAAAATTCGCTAGAGTCAGTCTTTATTAATGTTTATAACAACATGGAGAAAGATGAAGAAGGTTATGTCAATAAAACATTGTATTTCAAAGCAATTAAAGAGAAAGCCAAGAAATCTCAAGCACAAATTTACAGACATTTTGGGAATGTAGAACATAGATTTGAAGAAATGTATATTAGTCGTTCTAAATATATTAGACTGAAAAAAGGTGATGACGAATGAAATGGGAAAACACATATCTAGTATTTGAAGTAGCAAAAGGGCCAAAAGTAATTATTGACACATTAAATACTTATGGTGACGATGGTTGGGAATGTTGTTCCCAATTAATTGTAGCAAATAAGCAGATTGTTTGCTTCTTAAAGCGAAGAACAGATGTAGATGAAGAACCTAAAGTAGATAAAGAGGAAGAAAAAATTAGTAAACTTTGGTCTAATTCAGGTGAGTAAATATGTCAATTTTAGCAATTGACTTAGAAACCAAAAATATGTCTTATGATATTGGTGGTTTCGGTAATACTCATATGTTTCAAGTATCTACTGTTGCTACTTGGGATGGTAATACTGGAACAGTTTATGTTGATGAACCAGTAAATTCTTTTGCTAAATCAGGACACATAGTTAAATCTCTTAGAGAACTCAAATATGACTTAGATGAGCATTTGCAAAAAGGAGGTCTATTATTAGGACATAACATTGTTGCATTTGATTTACCTATTCTTAGGGATTCTATGGATATATTCTGTATTAATAAATATCTTAGTGAAGAAAAATATATAGATACTTCTAAGTTGTTGCTTAAAGAACATGGTGAAAGGTTTCAATTAAAAAATCTTGTTAAATGCACTATGAATGATGCTAAGTTAATGGATAGTGCAGATGCACCTAAATTGTGGAAAATGGGACAGTATGATGAAGTAGTTGAATATTGTATGAAAGATACACAATTAGTCTATGACCTTTGGCAGTATGGACAAAATAATGGAATTGTAAAAGCCTTTTCGGTTGAAAAAGGAGAATATTTAGATTTGGAGGTGAAATGGTAATGACTGGTTGGGAATGGTTCGGCTTGTTTGTTTTCATCGTCGTTCTAATGCTTCTGTTTTTCGCTGCTTTCGGTGGAACTTCGGTTACTGATGAAAGCGTTGAAGAATACATGAAGCGTTTAATGGGCGAAGATAAGAACATTAAGTGATGACATGGGATTAAAGCAAAAATGTATCTACTGTAATGAATATACAGTAGCAAAAAGACTTTTAGGCTTTTATGTAGGTTCTACTGAACAAATAAAATTGTGGGAATGTAGGGCTTGTAAAGGCATATGGTCAGAAAAAACCGTTGGGGGGCAATAGCCCCTCAACTTTTTTTTTGGTTTTTTAACCCTTAGTGGAAATTTTGTTCGCTTAAATCAGGCAGTAAAGACTATTTTAAGATAACAAGAACCAACCTTTGTTGCTCCTGCAATTGGTGATGTTGTTGCCGTTGTTCCTGTTCCCGCTTTTCCTATTGCATCTGCTTTAAACTCTAATATAATTTCATGTTGGCTTGAAAGTAATGAAGTATGAAATGTAATATCAACCCTACCCGATATTGGGTTGCTTCCACCTATATTGAATGGATTTGGATTTGCTAGTGTCATAGTTAAATTGCTAGTATTTACTGCTAAATTAACATTTCCACTACCCTGATTAAATGAACCAGATTGATTATATCCTGAAAACATAAACATTAAAAATATATCTTCAGTAAAATTATTAGTTGAAATTTGTATTTCTCCTCTTTCCATTCTAGTTCCTGCTAAATGAGGAAAACTATTTGCGTCTGTATTTGGGGCTGTTTCTCCTTGTAGTATTGTAGCAATATAATCAGCAACATTTATTTCTGGTTGAGTTGCGCTATTTATATTTGTTCCGCCACTATTCTTTACAGTAGCATGGCCGATAGGATTACCATTTGAAGGGTTAATTGTGGCTGAATCTCTAATAAAAACACTTGCCATAGTATGCGTATTAAATGGCGGTGAGCCTGTTTCTTCTGTAAAACTTACAATTCCTAATTCATGGGGCGAACTTCCTGTTGGAAACGCACCGCTACCGCCACCGCCACCGCCTAAACGCTTCTTTTTAGCCTTTAAGCCCTTAGTAACGAGAAATAAAGGATTATCCATTTAATCACCCAATAACTTCCCAATTTTGACTTGATGTATAAATTACTGTTTTACCATTACCAGCAGTAATACTTAATGGAGATGCAGAAGAAGATGAAGATAATTCATAAAATTCATCTTGTCCCCCATTTTGAACTGCTGATGGGCATAAATGAAAATTAGTAGGTGGAATGCCGCTAGTTATGTCAGGTCTATTTAAAGAAGTTGTTCCCGCTTTTACCAAAAAAGAATATTGTGTCCCTATTGGCGGAGAATTAGGTAATAGTATTTGATTTGTTCCTGTGCAAATAAAAGTTGTTCCAGTCATAGCAACAGGAATATGCAAAAAACCATCAGTTATATTTACTACATGAGCAAACCCTGAACCTCCTGAAACTCCTTTTAAAAACCATTGTCCGTTATTTCCGCTTTGTGCATGTGCTAAACCCTGTTCTTGAAATACATCATGTCCGTGTGTTCCGCCTCCTTCTCCTGTTATTTCAAGAGAAGATAAGGTAATTGTTTCTCTTGGTTTAACTAAAATAGCATCTAAATCACCGCCAAATGATGTAGAAATATCATAAAAAGTTGATGTGTGTAAAGCACCACCAAGAAGTATATTACTCATACTAACACAACGAGTATTTCCTACATGATTAAAACCAGTAACAGTATGAACAGATTTCCAAAGACCTCCATTCATTCTTCTTCTTTGTTCATATAATGAAGGGTCACCAGCAGATTCATTTCCTACAACAACATAAAGATAAAAAGCAGTAATGTTAGTAATACTAACTGTTCCTCCTACATGAGATTCAGGTCTTTGAATCCCTACAAAGAAAGTATGGCCGCCAAATACATCATCTACATTATATGTATGAGCAAGTGCATCACTAGCAAGCCTATTTGCTTCATTTGCTTTTGTTAATAATCCATATTCTGTTACAGCATTTATTCCTGTGGGTGAAATTGGAGTTCCTTGACCTGAATGAGTCGCTTGTGCTTGTGTATCTAATCCAACATAATAGTGTTCTTTAGAACAATTAATTAGATTAGCGGGTGTTAATGCTTCTGATATACTAACATGACCATGAGTAGTAATTCCAAATCCCGAAGCAGCATCAGCCGCTAATTCTTGTGATTGAGTATATTTACCTAAATTAGATAATCCGTTTGTTCCAGCACCAATTGAAACTGCTGAAACTGAACCAGCAGGAGCAGTAATGTTATTTGCAGTTGTTGTAATTAAACCAGTTGTTTCAAGAGTTGTTCCAGTAATTCCTCCTGTAACTGCTAAAGTATTAGTTGAACCATTAAATGTTAAATTTGATTCACCAATTAAATCTGTATTTGCTGCTCCTGAAGTAATTAATCTATCCGCACCATGATTAGTAACTGTTCCTCCACCTGTTAATGTAACTCCATTAGCGGTTACTGAGCCATTTGTAGTAATACTGAAATCACCAAATTGAGCAGTAGCAATATCAGCATTTAATGTAATTGATTTTTCAACGCCTCCATCGTCCATAGTAAAAATAATATCTCTATCTTGGTCATTGTTTTTGATTTGTATGTTTCCTAAGTTAGTTGCAGAATCTTGTTGAATCACTATTCCAGTAGCAGTAGCCTCAATAGTTCCCATTTCGGTATATGTTGTTCCTGTTCCATCTATTGAATTATCATGTGCAATACTGAACGCTTGAGAAGTTTTATCATAAGTTAAATATTGAATATGAGGGTCTGAACCAGTATGAGTAATAACTGCAATAATTGTATCTCCTAAAGTATATTCTGCCACTTTATTTGCAGCAGTAGGATTTCTTAGAACAACGGTTGAAGTTAATGGAGTTGCTCCGTTTCCGTCTTCATTAGTAGGTCTTGGTGCTACAAGTAAATGATAACCATTTGTGTAAGTAGCATTTAAAGTAAGAGAAGCACCATTAACTGTTGTAACTTTACCGTTATATAGAATTTCTCCAGCAGCAACAGTAATTCCAGTTGTTCCTGCGGGTGTAATATTAAATCCTGATAAAGCATATCTTCCTGAAGAAGCGGTGCTTAATGCTTTTAATAAACCAGTATGCGGGAAATCTACGGAATCTTCTACTTGATTAGGAGTTCCAGTCGTGCTTTGTCCAAAAAATTTAGGGTTTGTTACAGTCATCTTAATCTACCTCAATTAATAAAAATATCTCTAATGTTTCATTACTTGCAAAAGGGCCGACTCCTTCAAAATTAATTCTACTAAGTAAATTATTTGAAGAATCAAACAATCCCATTTCTCTAGTAACTGAACCAGTAAGTAGAGAACCAGCAATAGAAACTTTTACTTCAATAACATTTTCATCTGAATCTGATTTAACTATTGAAGTAGAAAAACCACTAGGAACATCTAATGTATTTTGTGAAGGACTTGTGCTATTTCCTCCAAATCCTATCTGTGCTGTATCTATTCTTGCTTTTAATTGTCCTGCCAAATAACTTTTTAATTCATTAGTTATCATATGTTTTCCTCCCTTAAATTTGTAATCGTGATAGTTTGCCCACCCTCAAATCCTAGTTCAACGCTACTTGTATTTAGATTTGTTCCAAAGCCAAGCGTGAGAGGATTTCCAGTAGTGCTTCTTTTTCTTATTAATGTTCTTATTTCCTTAATTTTAATAGTATCTAAGGTTTCAATGGTTTCTGTTTTTTCAGCGAATTGTTTACTTCTTAAGTGAGATTTAGTATCTTTAGTTTCCTGTAAAATTTCTACTAATCTATCATCCAATGATTTAGCATATTTTCCTAATTCTAATTCCATAAGATTAGAGAGTCTATGTTCTACGGATAATATAATATATTCATCTCTATCTACATTTTCTCTTTTAAGTTCAAATTGTATTATGTCTCCGCTTTTTATTTGTTCTAATCCCGTTGTTGATACCGTGACTTTATACGACTCATTTAATTGAGAGTGCAGTTTCAATAGTTCTCTTGCTTCTTTATCCACATCTTCTTGAGTAATTAATTTATTATCAAACACTTCTAATGTTTTTCTTCCTATCTTTTTAACGCTTCGTAAATCTTTTTTAATTGATTTATGCGAACTACCATAAACAATGACTTCATTATAGAAAGAAAAGGTCGTTTTTTGTTTTTCAAATTCATATATTTGATATTTACTGTTTTCTGATAATAATACATTTGCATATTTATTAGTCGCTTCTTCATCATCAATCACAAAATTACCATCAATAACTTCAATATCTCTATCTTTTTTACCTAATAAAAATCTAGTAGCGGATAACAAATCATTTCCTTGAAAGTTAGGAGCAGTAAATAAAGGATAACTAGGTTCATTTATAGAAGTGAAACTTATGTTTTCTTTTTCTAATAAACTTTTAGCCAGTTCTTCAGATTCTTGAACAATATTTACAGTATTTCCTATCAAACATCGTTTGCTATCTTTGTTAAAATTTTTCCCTACATTTAAAGTAATTATTTCACTAAGGCTAACTATTCCTTTTAATTCTTTCAGACTATCAAATGTAAGACTAAAACTGTTAGATTGCATTCCTGTTTTGAAAGTTTCTTCTCCGTCACTTAAACAAATTGTAGTGGGTAAATTATCGAAAAATTCTCTTCTCATGCTAGTATTTATTATTTTATCACCAGACGAAACATCACCTGTTAAGTCAATTAAAACATATACTGAACCTATTGCTTCTTGGTCGTTAATACTATCATTATCCATGCTTACATCATCAAGTGCATGGCTTTTCAAAGAATCTTCATAGCATTCATCTATCTTGGGCTTTTTTGTATAAGAACTTGAAAGTTGGCCTATATTTATTTGAGTCGGAGTAAAGTCATAAAAACAAGTATGATTAGGTTGTAGTATTCTATATGTATTCGGGCCTAAATTTGTTGAAGTAGTTAAGATTACTTTATTAGAATCGCTTGGGTCTATTTCATGTGAAATAACATAGGCGAAACCAAAGCCTTCTACAAAATAGTTATTATCAATATTAGTTCCGCTTACTCTAACTAAATAACAACCAGTTAAGTCTAAATCTCTTAACCAAGATAATTTAGTATTATTAGTATTAAAAGAATAATTATATATTCTATTTCCTGAATTACTTCTTTGAGTTCCTGAAATTAGAGTCGCTAAAGAAGCATCTAATCTGGGTTTAAATCCTATTTTTAAACCATTCCCTTCATTTGGTAAATCTGCATTTTCTTCTTTTGTTACTCCTGCATCCATATAATATTTATATTTATTAAACCAAGTAGAGTATTCTGAAGTTAAACCAAATATAGTATGAGAACTGCTAATATTTTTTCTAAATAGTGATTTAATTTTAGGAAATGATTCGCCAGCATTTATTTTCTTTTTACCTTTTGAGTCTTCTATTACAAATCCTCTTAGTGCTACTGGTATAAAATCAGTATATTTTAACTCATTAACATCTGTTGTAGAAATATCAGCAAAAGAAGTAGATAAAGGAGAGCCTGCAATATTAGTTAATATATCTGAATAAAATGTAGGAGTAGAAGTATATTGAGTTGTAATAGAAACTGGTAAATAAGTTCCTCCTTTTCTTGGTATTGAAACATAATTATTTATTTGCCCTCCTAGAATCTCACTCCATTTATTGTAATATGCACTTGGATTGCCACCCCATCCTGTATTATCTGCGGTAATATCTACATTTACCGTAGTAACGGTAGAATCGGGGTGATGATTAAGTGTGGAAGTGGTTTGATAAAAATTACTTGGTGCGGCTCTTTTTGTTCTTAATTGAGTAACCGTTGTTCCACCATAAGTAGCGGCATCAGAATCATTTGCTTGATTTCCGCCAAAAACATGATTTGTTCTTAAATTAACAGAATCAAAAGCCGTTGCTAAAGCCGCATGAAAGTCGGTTGAACTATATCCGTTTGATAATTGTATTTCAACAGAAGTATATGTTATGCCATCGGAATGAGGCGAAAAATTGTTAGCGTATTCAGCAGGAATAGTATCTATTTGATTACCGTCAGAATTTTCTACATTAAACCAAAAAAAGAAACCGACTTTATTTCCGTTACTATCATTAAATTGTAAAGCAAACCAACTTAATGATTCAGCAGGTGTGCTACCTCCGCTATGAGCATGAATAGGCAACAATGAGTTATTATCAAGAACTAATTGCTTTTGTGTAGAAGTATGGGCAGGACTATTGAAATATCCTGTTCTTAACATACTTAATGTATCATCAAAGCCCATGAAAGTATCTTTTTGTCTTCCTTTTAAATCGCTTCCTGCAATATTAGCCTTTTTAATTTTTTTAACTTCTCCTATGTAATATGCACTTTTACTTGAATTAGCAAACAAAGCATCTGACATTAATGAATTGGGGTTGTTGTTTAAACAAAAACCAATTAAAAATCCTGTTCCATCAGCAATTATAGCATCTCCCGCTTCTACAAGGGTTGAAGCGAAATTGACAATATTTCCGCCAGTAGGAGCATCATAAAATTGTATGCTGCTTGGGTTGCCACCTACATTATAACTTCCTGCTTGAGCATAAATCGCAACACCATCTTCTTCTAATGTTATTGGTGTAAAAATTTCTTTTACTGCCGCATCAGTAATCATTTCATCTTGAATATCTTCGGGGTCTATTTGATTAAAAGACCAATCAACTACGACTTCTGTTAATCTCATAATACCTACATTCATTAAAGAATTTATGCTTTTATCAGAAGAAACAATATTAGAAAAAGAATATTCTTCATCTACATTAGTGTGTCTTTGGGTGTTTATATCTTGATTATTGTCATCTTGAGTATTTGTATTCTTGAGAGGCAATAAACCAACTATTCCATAATCAGAAATATTTCTGGTTCTTAAAGGATTACACAAACTGTCTAATCTATTTTCATGGTAAGGGTTCTCATCTGAATTAACAAATAAAAACATTCTATCAACCGATTTTTTCCTAATCTGTATATTTTGAGAAGTATTTGTATTGAATTTACCTGCGACTAATTGTGCGTTTGCGGCTGTTGAAAAGACATTTCCACTAGCAATAATAAATGGGAAAGTAGAAGGATAACCGTATGTTTGAAGGGTGCTTGATACTCCTATTTGTTTATCATCAAAATTAGAATAAGTAGGGGTGTAAAATCCCCTGCCTTCAATTGGTAAATGGTTATAAATATTAGATGAATCTACCAATCTACTTTTAACTTTAGCATAAGTATCTCTATGAAAATTAACTTTATAACTGGCAGCATAATTAGTATTATCTCCTTTTTCAAGACTATATATCGCATAACTGGGATTACCAAACTTTTCAAAAGAAGTTATTTCGCTACCATCATTATATTTTAAACCAAAATCAAAGGTTCTTAATCCATTAACTGATTCATAATCAAACACATTAGAAATAATTTTACCTCCGTGTAAGTGTCCTACATTTATCAATTCTAATTCATGAGTATTTTTATTATCAGAACTTGGGCCATCACCTAATGTTCCTTTACTAAGACCAAATCTATTATGAATAATTGTAACAGTTTGACCTGTTTCATAAAATACCTGTCTATCTAATACAATAAAACAATGATTTTCTGATAAATGCTGTTCTAAGGCAAAACCAACAAATCTATCATTAATGAATACAGAATCATTTCTTCTGATAAATAATTCTGAAAGTGCAACATATGAACTATCAGAACTAGAAACATTAATAAAATTTTGTAAATCTGTTATCAAAGCATCTCCTAAAGTAAATCCAATTGAAGTTTTTGTAGCATCATAGTTGTTTGCTAAGTTAGATTCTAGTCTTCCTAGAGTTGCTGGAATATAAGGAGCAATTTCTATTATTTTCCCGCCATCGTTTTCTTTTACAGATATAACAGAAAAATCCATCAAAGTATTTATTGTTAATATATTTTCGTGTGATTCAGTTGATGCCCCATCTCCTAAAACACATTGATAGTCTGCACCGTCAATATCACCGCTAACTTTACTTATATGATAACCTATTGCTCTTGAATCAGTTGATGAAGAAGTATTAACTAAAGGAGTATCATCATTACCTAAATTATTTAAAGAAACTCCTGAAGTAAAATATAATCCTTTGTTTGAACTTCCCGATAAAGAGGTAACTGAATCAACCAGTATATTACTTGATAATGCTTTATTAAATATATAATTCTTAACGGGCTGACTACCATTTTTTACTGCTTTATATAATTCAAATACACCGCCATTTGTAAAAGTGTCTCCGCCACATTCAACATTACTTTCTCTTTCTAAATTAAATTGATTTCCTGTATTGCCTGTTAAAACTGTGCCTAATGGCTTAAAGAAGTTTGATTTACTACGAACATATAATTTGTCTCCTGCAATTAAGGTGATTGAAGCAGAAACATTTGAAGTATCTTTTATATTAATAACTTGACTATTGAAACTTGCTTCAACAAAACCTATTTGTTCTAAGTGATTAATTGTTCCAAAAGAAGAATAAATTATGTCTTCACTAAATAAAGTATCATTATTTACAACGGGAGACAATATCTTACTCATAATATCTCTACCCTCTACTCTCATTATGCTTTGTCCATCTGTTCTATAATAGTCTAATACTTCTATTGTTCCATTTAATTTTTCATAATACAAATAGTAGTCATTATTTAAATGTAATCCTTCTTCTAAATATTTATCTAAATTAACAGTAAATGTAAGTAGATTATTACTTGCATCTATCGCACTACATTTAAAATAATTATATGTAGCATTTTGGGAAGTAGTAATCAAATATAAGTCTTCATGCCTATTGCTAATTAAATCAAAACTATTAATAAGAGTTTTATTAAAAGGACTATATGCTCTTCTAAAAACAGAATCTCCCACATTAATTGTAGGTGTTCCAATATCTGTATAAGATGATTCTGTTTCAAGTCGAGAATAAGTGTTAGGTGAACCATCAATAGTAGTATCTGCTTGTAATAGGGTAATAGTATTTGTTCCTGAATTTATAGATAAAATTATATATAATCTATCTTCTATTTTTATTTCTTCTCCTGTTGTAAAATAACTATTAACATTTACAATATGAACAGAAACTATTTGATTGCCCAAACCATCATTACCTGTAAGCATTCCGTTTGCTCCTACACTTAAACCAGTATCAACAAATTTATTCAACTTATCTCTACTTAATCTTTGTCTTGCCCTCATAGGACTGTGTAATTCTAGTTTATTGGGATATATTTTCATCATGTCTGCAATCTGTGTTTCAGAAAAAGAAGTTTTTCCTTTAATAGATTCATTAATTTTTAAGTCAATAACATTATAACTATAATTTGCTTTGTCTTTTGAAAAATCATAGTGTAAATATCTTGTCGGACCTCTTGATGTATAATTAGAAGCAGAAGGTAAAATCAAATCATCAGCGTCTCTTCTTGCATTAAAGAAAGAAGTTTCATAATCTGTTAAATCATTTGATGCTAATGCATGGCTTTCATTAGAATGACTTACAGTAAAGGAGGTTGTAGAAACTGCCGCAGTAACATTTTGAGAAATACGAATTGAATTAGAACTTAAAATTTCTGTAACATAAGTTCCATCAGGAACATTGTTTCTGACTATTCCTCTATATAATAAATCATTGATAGTTCCAGAACTAATGCCAGTAATATTTCTTATTTCATCAGGATGATTTACAGCATGCATATCTCCAGTAAATGTTATTGGAGTAAAGCCTTCAATATCTAAATTTCTTAAATTATCTACTAATTTTGTTTTTAAAGTAAATTTACCATAGTCTTTGATTTCATTAGCATAATTTTGAGAAACTAAGAATGTTGTATCAGAACTGCTTGTTGATAGATTCAAAGATGTTCCGACTGTTATTTCTTTAACTCTAATAAAATGTTTAGTATTGCTTTCTAATTCATTCACATCTCTATTAAACCAAAAATAAGGTCGGGCTACTTGTAGTGAATTTTGTAAATCCTTCTTTATTCCTAAACCGATTGAAATGAAATCACTATTAACTGCTGGCCCTTTAAATAATTTGAATTTTACTCCATGATTTATTTCATTACCTAAACTCGGTTCAAATTTTATACTATCACCAAAAGCGTCAGTAGTATGTATTTCTGTAATTTTAGCAAAATGATGCAATAAATGATTATCAGAATGAACCATAACAAAGTAATGATGAGTTGTTATATCAGTTAATGAACTTAAATCAATTCCTTCTTGCGAAAAAGAATCATATACCTTTAATGTATTACCTTCTGTTTTTTCTAAATTGGAGTAGTCTGTCAGCATATCTGCTGCTAAAACAATTCTTTGTATTGTTTCGGAAGTAGTATCATCAGGATAAATAATAACTGCTAAGGGGTTTGTGCTAGAAACTAAATTATCACAATGAACCATAGGATTATTTGAGGTATTTTGATTAGATGCCGAAGAAGGAGTTAGTTCTCCTTTATTTAGAACTCTTATTGCCATTATAAATCTACCTCCTCAAATCTATAATAAAACAAAACATTTTCATAATTTGGTAATAAATTAAATGTTGCTACAAAGTTTTTTCTTGCAATATCCATCATACTCATTTCATGTATTTCTCCCATATATTGTTTGTTTATATCAGCAGTATTAAATCCTTTATGGGATAAGGCTTGACCTATCATGCAATCATTAGGAGAAAAAGAAAAAGTAGTTGTTTGTGTATGTTTATTTGTAAAAATTTGATTACCGTTAATAAAGAAAGTAATTGAGTTTGTTGTGGAATTAAATACACAAGCGACATGAAATTGGTCGTTTATGTATTCGGGTTCTGCATAACTGCGAATAAATAACTCACTTCCGCTTGCTAAAGTTCCTGAAAAACTGGCGTTTATGGTGATGGTGGTTGATGAATTAGCCGTGATAAAGCCGAGCGATTCAAACGAAAATCCGCTACGATAGAAGACCTCTAAACGGCCTCCATTGAACAGATTTGTAGTCGTGAATCCATCAGCGTCAGCCGTAAAATCCGTAGCCGTATGGCTCGCAATAGAGCCAATAGAGCGATACCCTCCCATTCCATCTTCATTAAAAGTTTGTAAATTATCGTTGTTGTATTTAAATCGTCTTAAATATGTAGGACTAATACAAACAGGAGAATCAAAAGTTTCAGTTACATTATTTATTTTCATTACTGCTCTTAATTTATATTGTGCTGGTTGATTTTCATTATGTAAAGTAGTATTAACTAAGCCAAACCAAAAAGTAGGATTATTAGTTGAGTCATAGTTGCTAAACAAAGTCATTTCATAATCATTTCTATTTGCTACTGGTAAATATCTTTCACTTTGATAATCAGTAGTTGTTGATTGATGGTCATTAGAAGGCATTATTTTTTTACTGTTAGCAATAGTAGGCTGAGTAGCACTTGATATTTTTCCATATCCATTTATGTCATATGGAGTAATAACTGCTTCTAAAGTAAAAGACCCTTGATTAGCCCACAAACCATAACCAATATGTGCTTCAGTTATATTTTCGCTAACATCATCAACAGCACTATTAAAAGAAGGAACATTATCATGATAATCAATAACTACACCGCCATTACACATTATAGGAAAAACAAGTCCTCTTTGTTTTCCTAATAATACATCATACATAATATCACCTTAAGGAAGAATTACTGCTACTTGGAAATCCATATTAAATTCAATAAACCTTGTTTCACCACTAAAGGTAAAACCAAAAGAACGAATAAATCCTTTTACTCCGTCGTCTGTAATAGAGTCTGGAAATGTTAAAGGTAAGGGAACTCTCGCATTATCCAATAATAAAGAATTTCCTCTACTTCTATAAGTAAATGGTATTTGTCGTGATGCTACTTGGTTATAATCTTTATCTACCGTTGAGGGCATCAATATAACTAATTCATTAAATGCTTGGTGTTCTGCAAGACCTGTTGAATCAACACCCGATGCAATCATTTGTGCTATTTCATGGGCAGTAAAACTTAATACTCTTGTAGTATCTCCATGCTTTTTAGTAATTGTTTGGTCAGTAATAACCCCTCTTAAATTAATACTTTTATTAGACATTCCTAAATCTAAAGCAATTGTTGTGGCTTCACCAGTAACCGCACCCGATAAAGGAATAGGAAACGCAGGTATTGTTTTATCTGTTGAGAAATCAACAGATTCCGCTTTAAGAGGAATGGTATTAATATATAATCCATCTGATTCATCAAATGCCTGTAATTTCAAAAATACATTATGTTCCTGTGCGTCCACCTCTATCACCTCAAATTGCTAGTATTATTCTGTCGTTGAATACTATTTGTAATTGTTCTTGATACTTCTTTTGCTATTCTATCCATTTCTGCTCTTGATGTATCTTTAGCATTTATTGTTATATTTATATTATTAACATTACTTCTTCCGCTATTTGCAACCATTTTTCTTGAATCCTTATTTGAATGAACTCTTGAGCCACTTGGCAAATTAACTAATTCTGGGCCTTCTTCTCCTACAACTGTTAATCCACTAGCAGGGCCACCTTTGGCTTTGAAACTAAATAAACTCTTTAGTTTATCTATTCCTTTTTTAATTTTCTTAATAATCTTAGTAATAGGGTCAATTAAGATTTTTACTCCTTTAAATACTGCAACGCCTATGGCTAATGCAAATAATACTGGCGCACCCATAATTAAAGCAACAATTGTTGCTGCTATACCCAATATAATAGCCATTCCTTTTAAGAATGATTTAGTATCTTTTAACATTCCTTTAAGGAAGTCATATACTCTATAAAATAAAGCCTTAGCACCCGCAATAAGGAGAGTTCCCAAAACCCCTAAAGCAACTCCTATTAATCCTATTGCCATTCCAAGAAGCCCTAAACCAATTTTAATTAATCCGTCAATAGCATCTTCAAAAGTCCCATCACCAAAGAATGCATTAAATATACTTTTTATTCCTTCAAATACCATACTTGCTGCTCCGATAATAAATCCAATAATAGGAGAAATAACAGTTATTATACTGGCTATGGTTTCTTTTATGATTGGGCCAAATAATTTAACAAGGGCTAATACAGCCAATATTGCCATGCTTACATATAAGAAGCCCATCATAAACATTCTCAATGCTTGTCCGAGTGCGGGTAATACCTTTTTTAATCCTTTTCTTAACTTATTGATGCCGCTAAAGAATGGGTGTTTTTCTAATAGTTTATCTATTGAGTTTTCCCTCATATCTTTTAATATTTCAATTTGTTCTTCTGCTTCAACATTCTTTTCTTTTGCAGTATCAATAGATTCTTCGGCATCTTGTATATTAGTGAATGCACCTGAAATGTTTAATTCTCTTTCTTCTATTTCTTTGAATGCTGCTTCTGTTGCTTTTTTATTTAAATTTCCAGCCGCAAGGAGTTCTTTTGCATCACTTATTTTTTGTTTATTATATCTTACTTCTTCTTCCATTAACATAATAAACTCTTCTTTTTGAGCAATTAGTAAATCATTTTCTACTATTTCTTTTTTAAGTTTCTCTAATCCCTTTCCTTCGGCTTGCTTTGAAATTAAAGCCCCTTGTAAATTTTCCTGTCTTTCCATTAATTCATTTATGACTTCTTGTTGTTTAACTACACTATCAAAGTATTCAGGATTATCGGGGAACATTTCTGCTCTTGATACTAAAGCCTCCATAGTTTGTTCTGCGTCAGAAATTAAAGAACCTGTTTTACCAATAGAAGTTTCTATTTGTAAAATTGCTTCAGAATTATCCATTCCTTTTTTAAATGCCTCTTGCATTTCACCTAAATTTCTGTATAAATCTGTATAAGTTTTTCTTATTCCGTTTCTGCCTTCATCTTCTAATTCTTTTTCAGTAGCAAGTGCTTTTTCTAAGTCTTTAAGTCTTTGAATATTAGGGTCTTTATCTTGCACTTTACCCGCAACTTTTTCTACTTCAATCTCGTAATCTGTTTCAGCATTTAACATATCTCGATGTGCTTTATCTTGGTCTTGTTTTAATTTATCAAGAGTTTTTCTAAAGTTTTTAGCCATAGCAGGATTAGCAACACTTACTGCAACTAAATTAGCCTCCATATCTTGAACTTTTTGAGTAATAGTTTCATAAGCCTTTTTTGTTTTTTTAACATCTTTATCAGTCACACCGAGAAGAGAGGCTTGTTTATCTCTTGCCTTCTTCATTTCATCAAAGTTAAAATCAATAGGCTTTCTTAAAGTTTTAATTAAGTCTTTGGTTCTTGCTAGTTCTAATTTTTTATCAGGAGTTAATGTAAGAGTAAAATTTTTCATGAACAATGCTTTGGCTTTTTGAGCATATGTGTCCATTTCATTGATTCCATCTTGGTCAAAATTAAGAGGTAATGGCTTATCTAAAAGACCCTTTACTTTTTTAAATCCCTTAAAGACATTACTAAATAAATTATCAGGTGTTTCTAAATCGGCTAATCTTTCTTGTAATCCTTTAATTTCTGTTTCGTCAGTAGCAACCTTTAATGCCTCAGTTAAAAGTTCTATTTCTTCCTTAGCAGCACTTGAATCAGTTACTAATTTTCTATATTGACCACCGAATAATTGAAGGGTTGAAGAAACTTTATTCAGCATTCTAAACATTCCAGGCGGTAAAAACCCATACATGACTTTACGGGCTTTAGCCGCTTCAACACCAAAAATAGTAATTTCTTCTCTTGAACTAGAAATAAATTCCGCTAAATATTCCGCTAAGTTTCCGCCTCTTTTTTGATACTCTTTGAAAGATTTCATTCCTAAATTAAATCTTTCATTACTTTTATTTAGTGATTTAATAGTTTCATTGAGAATAGAACTTCTTTTATTAAAAGCGAGCATTTTGTCTCCGACTTTAGTAACTTCTTGACCAAATTCGTTTACTCTATTCCCAGTTCTTTTACTAACAAGTTCGTTATTTTCAAGTTTTAAACCTAAAGCATCATGAACTTTAGTTAATTCTTTTACTTTTCCTTTAGTTGAATCAGCAAATTTTTCAAATTTACCTAATGATTTGATGAAATTTTCCATAGTTCCACTTAAGCCAAGTATAGAGGCATTTAGAGTGGCTATTTCGGACATTTAATCACCTTTTTTTCATTTGTTTATCTATTTCTTCTGATTCTAATTCTTTTACTGCTCCATGAATGGCTAACAAATCCATAACTAATTCGGCTGGCATTTTATATATTTCAAGGGGACTTATTGATAATGCTTTCGCTAAGGTATATACCACGATTAATGAAGCGTCTTTGGGTTCGGCTTTACCTCCCCTTAATACACGCTTCATTCTTCGTTTTTTTCTTCATCCCCCGACATTGAATCAAGAGGATTCGGAAGGATTTCTTTTAATTGATTACCCACAAAAGGAGTTAATCTGAGAATATCAACAACACCGAGATGTGGTTCAGTCTTTTCTACAAAGTTTTCAACCATATATCTAAACATGGCATTTAAATCAATATCCATGCTTTGTGTTTTTGGGTCTATTTTCATAAGACTATTCATAGCCTTATCAACCTCAAGCCAAGTGGGTTCTTTAACCCATACTTTGAGGTATTCATCACTTTCGGGTGCTACTTTAACATAATGTAGCGTAGGTTCTGCTAGTGCAAATAATACACTTTTATCCGTTACAACTTTTTTATCATTTAACATTTTATCCACCTTCTAACCAACAAACAAACAAACGGTGTTGGTGGAATATTATTCTGCTGATTCTGTGCTTTCGGTTGTATTTTCAACAGCCTTTGACTTTTTCGGTTTTTTCTTACTTGCTTCCGCCTCTAGTCTTCTTTTCAGCACTAATGCTTTCTTTTCACTTTTTGTATAACTCATCGTAATCACCCCAAAAGAACATAATCGCTAACTACTACGCAAGAATGTAGGTTTCTTGGCTTAATAGTAGAACTAAAAGTAACTGGCCCTTTATCATCAGGAATAGTAATTTCAGTCGTGTCAAGGAAATAATCTTTAAATTCTAAAGTAATGCTTTCATTTGTGTCAGGCTTTGTGAAAGTAAAAACTACACGATTAGCCGTAGTATTTTCTGTTTCATTTAGCATTTCTTTGAATAGTAAATCATCAGTTACTACTGCTTCAAAAGTAATTTCATATGAGCGTTGTGCAGGAATACCCTCTTTCATATCTCTATGACCGCCCATATATCTTTTATCTAATAAGTTATTGTTAATGGCAATACTTACTGAATTAACTTTCAAGAATTGTTGTCCAAATGCGCTAAATGTTCCTTGAGAGAAAAAGAATGGCGAAGCATGTGCTGTTCCTGCATTGAAATTAAATAAATTAGCATTGTCTGTTTGACCTGCTCTTGAAATATAATTTGTTTGTAAAGACGCAGATGCATATAAATCACTAATACTATCAACCAATCTTGCATTTAAATCCATATTCATTTTTAGTTCTTCACCTTCAGATGCCTCAATTGTTAATGAATTGACTCTACAACCTCTTGCTATTCTAACAAAGTTATTTGATTCATCAAGAGGACTTGGACTTGCACCGATATTTGCGTTTGTAGTTAAACTTGCAGGGTCTTTAGCCATTGATTGTTCAAGACTGAATGAAGGCAATTGGTCAGTATTGAGTTCTTTAATTGTATAAGTAATGTTTTTCGGTCTTCCGTCAGTATCAAAGTCCACAGTTTGATTATTTGCATTACTGTCAGGGAAAATAGTGAAATCAACAGGAGGAACAAGAGTTGTTCCGCCTTTTACTGTTCTATAAAAATGTGGCCCAGTTTCAGTAACTATTGCCACTCCATCAGTCGGATTTGCATTTGTTCCTTCAATATAAATTGCATCAGCAGTTCCAGTTGGAGGCCCATTATCAGCAGGATAAGTAATTGTTAGGTGTGTTTTCCTACCAAAAGTAATAGCATCCATAGCCCCAAAAGCGTAATAAAGCCATGAACCTGTATTTGCGACTAAAGCAAGAGAACCGTTATCAGCAGTTCTAATTCCTTTATACTGGAAAGAGAAGTTTCTTGTTCCACCAAGACCAAGATTCATTTGTTTAATTTCTTGGCTTAGGTTAGGGAATGTAACTGATTCCATCAATCCTAAGAAATTATCAGCCAATAAACATTGTCGGCCACTTACTTCAGGATGAGGCGAAGGAGAACCATAAGCCCTCAATAAAGCATAAGCAGGAGTTCCTGTTCCAACCGCAGTTGCAAGAGTAATAGTTCCTGTTGCGTTTGAAGCAACAGTATGACTTGAAAGAAGAGTATTAGAAGCATCAAAAATATCAATATTACTTCCAATGTAAATATTCGGAACAAATTTAAAAACAGCCGAAAATGCTGTATCGGGTGTTACTGTTAATGATGTTGCGCTTCCGCCTGTTCCATCAACAGGAATAAATATATCCTGTTCTGGAATAAATGTTGTGCTTGCTCCGCTTCCTAAAAATATTTCGTTATTTACCATGCTATCTCTCCCCTTTCCTTACTTACTTACTAGGGAATGTTTAATGCAAATCTTTTCGCTTCTAATGTTACTTTATATCCAAAAAGTCTCTTTGCTCGGTCATTACTCTCGCTTCTTGCTCCTAAAAATAATTGCCTAAAATTAGAACCATCGCTTGCAGTATAGCCATGCCTTTTGCTTTCAAGAGTCCTACGCAGTATCAAGTATATAGCCCTTAGCCTATCCATGCCGTATGAGGAATCTTCTCCACCTCTTTCATCATGTAATACCCTAATATGGAGAGTAAATGTATATGTTTCGTTTCTTACATCATAAGTAACTGTTGGATATTCAATAGCCTGTGAATCTTCAAATACTACTATTGTTGCAGGAGTTCTGCTTAAATCAACACGCTTACCTTTATTAGCATTTAAGTTTCTAATATCAATAACATCAGGAGTTACTGCGTGAGAAGCATCTATTTCTCCTGCTGAAACTAAAGCAGCAGTATTAGAAGACCAATTACTTGTAATTAAATCTATGAGTAAAGAGACTTCATCAATAACAATACCTCCGCACTTAACTCTTTTTCAATATATTTTGAATATGCTTCTGATGCATTTTTTAAAACTTCTTCATCACTAAAAGAAACATCATAGCCTAAAATATCTGATAATTCTTGCATAGCCAATTGTCTTTCCTTTTCAATTTTCAATAGTTCATTAAATTTAGAAAGGTCAATTTTTATTGCCATAACTATCAATCCAAGAAATAAACTATGTCTCCCTTTCCTTTAAGAATTTCCATTCCTTCTTTACGAAGAATATCATACTTTTCTTTTGCAGTAATGTTTCCACCAGTTTCAGCAATTAATACACTTTGGTCGTCCATTCTTATTATTTCAGAAGCAACAAGTTTTGTTGTGGCTTCATGTATAGCAGAAGGAACTCTATTATCTCCTGCAATATAAGAAACAATAACAGAATTATTTGTATGAAAAGGATAGTCTCTTAAAAAGAATATTCTCCCTTCTTCATTTATAGTCCAGTATGAGCCAAGTCTTTTTAAATCTTCTTTGTCTGTAAATTCAGTTAAATTACAAACAGTAGGTATAGATTCTGTTGTCGTGAATATTAAATCATTAGTTCCACTTGCAGAAGCAGGTGCGCTTAATACAACATTTGTTGCATCAGTAATTGAAGCAATTGTAATTGTTCCTGTAATACCTGTTCCACTAATAGCCATACCTACGGCTAATTTAGACGAATCAGCAACAGTAAGGGCAGTAGATGAGTTAATTGTTGTGCATGACTGTTTTATTGTTGCCTTGAGGACACAATCTGAACCATCATCACCCAAAAGTAGGGATGATATGTTAATTTGCTTGCCGTTTGACTTGTCCTTTGACGCATAGAAAAAGTCAGAAATAGAAAGATTAGAAGAAGTAAGGCTTTTTGTTGCAGTTGCACCAGTATATTGTGATGTTGAAGGAAATGATTCATTTATTAAAGAAACTATTTCAGCCGATGTTGTTTTAATACCAAAGGTATTACAAAATTCATCATCTGCTAATTGTGTTATATCGTTTTCAGAAAGAAGTTCAAAAGAAACTCCGTTATCTGGTAATTCTAAAATAATAGAATTTAAATTTCTAAAGTTATCCTGTAAAAGAACTTTTGCTTGAGCCGATGCTATTTCTTCATAATGACTTCCTTGCCACAATTGAAGTGAAACTATCTTACGAACTTTCATTTGTTTTAATTGAATGAATCCTACATAACCACCATAATAATGATTTCTTGGGCCTCTTGTAAATTCAAAATTATGGTATTCATCTTTTGTTATAATAGGTCTAAAAGAACGCTTTACTTTATCATCAACTATACCTTCCACTCTTTTAATGATAGCCCCTACTTGAGCAGTAGTAGGATATGTTGTTCCACTAAATGCAGGTATTTGTAATAAATTGGCTACTTCTGTGGCATTGGTATAGAAACCCCTACCTTGAGTATAGTTCGGATTAATTTCCGTAAAGTCACTTGGAGAAATTGTTGTTCCCATTTTACTCACCCAATTTATCTTCTAAAACGGATAAGTTTTCTCTTATGTCCTCAATAACATTTGTCATTTCATCATTTCTTCTTTTTTGCATAGGATTTAAAGAAAACTCTCCTATTTCTGTTACTACTAATTCAATATGCAAAATTGCAGGTTTAAAAGCGTCTTGAATATTAGCATAAGTAACTAATGGATTTAATACATAATCTGGGCCAGTTACTACGGCTAATGATTTATCAGTAACTCTACCGAATTTAGCAGGAGAATCAATTTCAGCAGGTTTTCTTACTCTTCTTTTTGCTTCTCTTTGTCTTAGAGTTTCTCTAAATTGTAGTTCCTTAGCATCTTCTAATGCCTGTGGAGTCAATTTTCCTTTTTCATCTACCGCTTCAGGATTTAATTCTCTTTCTTCATAAATAGGTTCATAATCATCTTTATCAATAAAGTTCATCTGTTGTATTCTTTTTTTGTTTAAAAGAACCAATCTACTCCTTTCCTTAACTTTATCAGAAAGTTTTTCATATTCTTCTCTTGTAACAAAGTCTCCTTCAAAAGTAAAATTAAGTCCTTTTCTATATATCTGATTAAACGGAGTAAATTGAGAAGGCTTTTCCTTTTTATTTTCTTCTTCCTGTCTCTCTTCCATTTGTTGCATTTTTTGTTTTCCTTCTTCTTCTGTAAGGAATCTCTTAAATCCGCTATAAGCGTTTCCAAAATCGCCTCTTTTATTGGATTCTTTGAATCTACGGAAAAATCCTTTGGTTGCTTTGGGTTTTTCAGCATAAGCATCTTCAGGAGCATTTTTTAATCTATACGCTTTAATAGTTCTATGCGTGGTTGATACTTCATTAGTAGGAGTTCTTGTTTCTCCATCAATAGTAATAACATAATAATTAGGAGTATATGCCAATCTTTGTTGTTGTCCTAAAGCCATATATTCAGCATTACTAATTTTTTCTTTAGTATCTTTATTTGTCCATGCTTCCCCTTCAAGTTCTTGAGCCTGTTTAACACTTAATCGCTTAAATTTACCATCCACCATAACTTCAACACTTTCAATAAATCTTGGGTTTCCGTCTTCATCTTTACCCGCTTTCCAATCGCTTTTCTTTCCTTTACCAACAGTTTCTGCTAATCTTTCTATTTTGCGAGTTAGTGAATTATTTACACTTCTTTCTGTTTTAAAATTAACTACCCCACGATAATTAATTGCATTTAAAGGATTACTTAACATAGGCTCTATTACATTTGTTTGAATAGGTAAAAACATTTTGTAGAATTTATCTGCAATATCATCTTCTGTTTTTCTATCGGCTCTTATAGTAAGACCTGCTCCTTCAAAATTACCTTTGACTATTCTTACCAATCCTTCGCTACCCAAATCATAAATTCTATTATCAATCATGGTATCGTTTCTATCTTTAAGACCAGCAATTGCCAAATCAATAAACTTATTGTGGTTTAAAACTTTTTCAGCCCCAGTAACTTTAAACTTACCAGTTAGTTTATTATTTTTATTATATATTAATTCAACAGGAACAACGGTTACTCTTGCACCATCTTCTAATGCTTCAACAGTTGTGTCAAGTATGTTTATTTCCATTGTTTTGACTATTCTTGGAGGATAACTTTTTGTTTTTTTAGGAGTAAAATCAGGTTCTTGATTGGTTTCATTTACCAAATGTTCTTTTTTAGCATCTATAATTTGTGAATCAGTATAAGGAGAAGTAAATGTAATATTTTCTTTACCATAACTAAATCTGATTGGAGATATTTCGCTATTATAATCATCCATATCGTCAGGAATAACATCTTGAAATCTTAAATCAATATCTATTTTATAATCGTCTTCTTTGAATGTGCTAAGAAAATCATCTGCATCAAATTCAGGTAAGGTTTCAAATGCTTGACCAAATTTCAAAGCACCGAAACCTCTTAATCTATTGATTTTATCAGAATCGCTTAAATCACCAACAGTTAATTCATTTAAAAAATTAACATTTTCTTCATTAGTAATAGTTTTATCTTTGATTTTACTCGTTGTAAAATTTTCAATGGCTTTTTCTCCATCGTCGTGACCTCTCATCAAGGGCATTAACTTATCTGCTTTAATTTCATCAAAAATTTTAATAAACTCATCTACTAATTCTTTAGAACTTTCTCCTTTTTCTTCTAAAGTATCTTTGGCTATTTGTAAATAAGAAATAAATTCAATGTTTTCTTCCTGAATAAATTCTAACATTTCTTTTTTAATTCTGCTAGATACAGAAGGAAAAGAAACGGGTGAATTACCCCAAAAGAAATCAACCAATGTTATTCACCTCACATTAACCATTTAGCCCAAGCAGCAGCCTTTTGAATACCTGCACCTAAATGTAATCCGCTTTGTGGTGGTTCATAACTCATTTGACCTTGTGCATCAATCCAATAAGGACGGCCATATCCGTCTGTTCCACTTGGAGGAACGGGATAACCCGAACCATTATTGACAGCACCTTGCATTTGCTGATATTGTCCTGTTGTTCCTGTTAATCCTGCAATTGCCATACCTGCGGTTGGTTGAGTAATTTGTTGTATTCCACCACCACTAAAACCTTGAGATTCAAGGTATTGTTGCTTCGCAAGTTTTCTTTGATTTACGACTTCTGTATTGATTGCTGATTGTAATAGCAATTGTAAATCTAAATCAATGTTTTCTTGAGTAATTCTTTCGTATTCTCTTAAGGCATCTCTATTTACAGTAATAGATGAACCGCTAGTATCAAAGGAAAGTTTTGCGAGCATTTGAGAAACAACACGCTCAATAACATCTTCCATGAGTTTTTCAAGTGCGGCTAAGAAATGTTCACCATGATATTGAAAAAATTCTTCAACATGATTATCTTGCAAAGATAATAAGTTGTTCATTGATTTAAAATTCTGGTCGCCTTGTTGTTGAACTGCACCTAAAACAGTTTTGTTGCTTGTTCCAAATACCATATCTATTCCTCTTTAGTTTCTTTTATTTCTGGTGTTGAGTTAATTGCTTCAATTTGATGTTTAAGCATTAAATGGCTAACTCTCTCAGTCATTATGTTAATTTCAGTTATTAGTTGAATGACCTCTTGTGTTGCCGTCCTGTTATCGTCTAAAGCGGGTGGCTTAATAAACCAACCGCTTGCGGTAAGAGCCATTACATCTTTTTTACTTAATTCAGTAATTGGCCCACTTTTCATCATCTTTGGCATTTTAGGAACAAATCGCTTAAACTCTAATCCATGCTTATCTGCCAGTATTTGTTGTTGAAGCATCTCTAATTGCATATACATAGAAGAATGTTTAGGACAATATGTTCCCATGAGTGGTCTGCCTTTAACCACTTTATCTAAAGGCATTGGAGGTCTTAAATAATCTCCTTGCTCCCAAACATGATGCATTCCACAAACAACACACCTATCTTTTAAATTAAATTTCTTACCATATTTAATGAATAATAATTTTTTGGGTTCGGCAGTTAATACTTTAATAAGTTCTTTTAATTGCTTTTTAGGTCTAACTTCTGTAAACTTATATTCTACTACTTGTCCACTTGCTCTTGCTTGTTGTAATGGTGATAATGTTGGATTAAATTGTTGCGGTGCGTTCTGTCCTATTAATTGGTTTTGATACATCTTTCATTCCTCAGTAATCTTTTATCATTGTCATTACGCCTCTATATACCATTTCGGGGTCTGACTTTGCTGAAACTATATATTTAAAACAAGGTATTCCTTTATCATTTAACTGCCTCATTCCATATTTAAACGGTTCAAATATATCATGTTTATCTATTGTTTGGCCTTCTTTTAATGGATATTTTTCTCCCCATATATCATATTTATTAGCCCATATTCCTACTGCCATCGGATAATCAGGTTCTTTCTTTTTTCTTCCAGTAGGCCAAATATTAGAACATATTGTATCAACTAAAAATTTCCATGCTACTTGATGGTCTAAGTTTGAAGAATTATCTAAGTGTCTGTGGTCTATCATAAATATAATATACTTAACTTTACGCTTTTGCATATCTTTAACCCATTCTTTCCAGTATATTGCTTCTCCTCCAATATCAGCACTTTTAACTGTCCATGATTCTCCATCTATTTTAACATTTTTTCTTGAGGCTCTATGTAATCCAACGGTTCTTTCATTTATTGTCGGCACTTCTCCCCTTGTTCTTAATTGATGACTTAATGTAGTTTTTCCCACCATTGTTGCTCCATAAACACCGAAATTAATAGCATGAACCTTTTTCCAAAAACCTATAACTGCTTCACCAACTAATATGGCAAATCCTGTCATTAATGACATTTAATGCCCCCATAAACCTTTTACTCCCTCAATTATCCATCCAATAATATTTATATCAAAAACACCCATTATATTACCAACGAAGAAAGATAGCAAGGTAGCAAAACTACCCCAAAACCATGCTCTCATCTTGAGAAAGAAAACATCTGCTGAATGCGCTCTTTGTTGATTATATGCGTAGTCCGAGTCGGAAAAACCCATTAAATCTCCAAAGACCATTTAACCAACCCCTTTATTGAAGGGTGGCTAAAAACTCGCTTCCAACAGTATTTTCTTCTTCCTGTTGTAATTGAGGCTGATAGAAAGGTGTTGAACCACCAAACTGTCTTGCGCTTTCACGCATTTTTTGTCTTTGTTGTTCATCTCTTGCTTTTCTTTCCCAATAAGCCGCAATTTTTCTATCCAATAGCCACATCTCTATTTTATCATTAAGTGCTAAATCAAACAATGCTTTCATTACCATTATTGCACCTATTGTTCCCAATCCAAATAAGACTGAATGTGCTATTGGGCCATAAGGAAAGCCTGTTCCAAATGTTGCATAAGCAAAGACATTTGCTCCACTTAATGCACCAACAAAAAGTATAGTCATAACTAATCTTGTATCTGTATTTAAAGCCGCCATATTATCACCTTAAGCGAAATGAATGTAAGTATTAGCATCGCCACTTGTTTCTTCATAAAAGATTCCATTAGAACAAATAACGCCATGCATGTCAAATTCAAGGTTTTGAATTTGAATACCATCTAAGTTAATACGGGCTAATTCTTTACCTGTATTATCTGTCCCATCAAATACCTTAATTTGACAAGGTGCGCCACTATCGTTATTAACATGAATTGAAATCAATTTACATTGACCGTTAATTACTTGTGTATCATCAATTAATAACCCACTACTTCTGCAACTCGGCATATTCATCTTACTCCGTCAAGCAACGATTGAGGGCGCACCCTCTTAATCGTATCGGTTCATTCCTCAGTCAAAGAAGATTTCTTTGCTTTTGGCGCAGTTTTCTTCTTTGCTGCTGATTTCTTAGGCAAAAGCAATTCAATCAATTCTTTGTGAGTAGTGATTTTTTTTCTTAATTCACTTGAAATAGTCGGAAACAATTCAGGGTCTATTGACTCTAAATCTTTTCTGTCCTTTTCTTCAAAAGTGAACATTAATTTTGTATCACTACAACGCAAAAGAGCCTGTATAACAGGAATTTCTGACTGAACATCTCTTTGAACAAGAACCCCTCTAATATTTAGAGGCTTAAAGCCACCTAAATCAGATAATGTCACTAAAGCCACACTATCACCTTCAAAGGTTGCCCCAAACTCTAACTCTTAATTCACCTATGTTGTCGGTATTGCTTGCCGCAGGAACATTGATTTGGAATCGGTCTTTATTTCCTGTTTGGATATATTGACCGCCATTTGCTGCTCCTGAAAGAACTTCTGCACTAATTACTGAAACAGAATAACCAGCAGCAATTGTATCAACAGAAACACCTGTGATTACAACCGCAGTTACGCTAGTTAATCCTAAACTTGTTGCTAAAATTTCTTCTCCATTTGCCGTATAACTGGTAATGTCAATTACTGCATCTACGCAGTATTCATCACCCATTACTTTTGGCTTGGTAAAACCTTTATGGTCTGCCAATAATGTTACTGTATGTGCCAATTAAAACACCTCACAGCAAATTGGTGATTTTACCCTGACCCTTGAAGTAAGAACAACCGACTTCCGCAATAGTGCGGTAAAGAGCCTTGTTTCCAAGATGGCCGACACCGAATGGGTTTCCGTTTGAAATACCATCTTCAAAGTATTGAGTTGGTTTCATAACAGATAGCCACAAATGGTCTGTATCAAGGAAAAGCATATCACTAATACAAGAAGTATTTGCACCAGTTGAAGGCATAGCCGCAACAGGAATCATAGGAATGTCGTAATAGGTTGAAACTCTAAATCCGACTTCTTGACCCTTAACACCACGAACACCATTAACAGTAGGAACAATTTCTTTTCTGTCCATGAATCGCTCTTGTGCTTGTAATAGGTCAGAAATGGTTTGAAGTGTATCATATCCAGTTAGAATAACCTTTGGTGAACCACCTGCAACCCTCAAGTCTCTAATTGTGTTGTTTAGAACAGTTAGAGTTAAAGAGCGAGCATTTCCAGTAGCATAGCCTACTCCACCGAAATCAACCTGTGCATCAAGGAAAGATGCGGCACTACGAGCCTTACCGTAAATAGTTTCAATTTCTGCAACACCAGAATTTGAAGCAGTTAGAACAGTTCCAGCAGCCATAGCATCTAATTCTTCCTTAGAAGAAACAACCTTTAGCAAAGAAGTGTAGTTTCTCTCAATTGTTCCAATTTGGTTTGTAGCCGATAGATTGTAGTTTTCAAGAGGCATAACGAGCATAGCGTTTTGAGTTTCTGAATGGTGCTTGCCCATGTCTTCTCTCATTTGCGCTCTAATATCGCCAATTCCATCGTCAATTTGCGCCATTTCCATAGCCAATTCCGAGAACTCAAATTGATGAGCAATAATCTTTGGACTTGTGAACAATAGTTCGTATTTAGGAGCAACAGACGCTAAACCATCAGCAGCAGTTGAAAGTGCCGCATTTTCAGGAACACCACCCAATAAGTCGGGTCGCATTGTATTTGAACCAATAGTCGCATCAGATGTTCCTTCATTTACACCAGTTAAATCAAGGAAATTACCGCTACCACCAGCAGGTCGCTCAGAAAGAACTCTCCAACCGCTTGAAGTGTATGGCCTCTTTGAAATGACTGAAAGTGCATTACATTCCCTGTTTAGCATAGACCAGACTTTTTGACCGTAAATCTTGTTATACAAAGCACTAAGCGAACTTGCTGCTGCTGCGGAATTAGTTGATGATACGCCTAATGGTGCATCATGGCCTGTATGAAGTCCTGCGATAGAACCTGCTTGCTTAAGCAATTGGTTGTTAATACCAGTATGGCCTGTTAATCCGTATGTTTGTGCTTCTAAATCTGCAATTGTGTTAATATATCCTGTCATCTTAAATCACCTTTAATTAAATCCTCCGACCATTTTATGAATATCTGACCAATCCATTTCGGCCAATTCTTCCATTGATGGGAGTTTAACAGTAGCGTCTTCTTGAGCCTTTAGGATTGTTTCCTTTTCAGCCGTCAAAGACTTGCGAAGTGCAGTAAATTCTTCCTTTAGAGAAGAAATTTCGCTTTGTGCGTCATACTGCGACTTTGCGAGAATGTTCTCACGGTTTGCTCTTTCATTAGCAAAGCGAGTTTCAAAAGACTTTTGAAGATTATCATAAGCCAATTTTTCAAGTTGTTCTTGACGGTATGCTTCATAAGCCTTCTCAATGTTTGCAACGCTCAAATCAAGAGTTTCAAGTTCATCGTTGTTAAATGCCTTTACTACTGGCAAATCAGAAGCCTTTGGAGTTCCATTGTCAATAACAATTCTATCCGCAGGTTCACCGATTTCAACACCTGCACCATCAAGAGTAGAAAGAAGGGCTTTTGCTTCTTTATCAGCATACATGGATTCTTTATCTTCCATCATCTTTTCATCTTCTTCTTCGCCCATTTTTTCTTCCATCATGGATTCTTTGTCTTCCATCATTTTTTCGTTCATCATTTTTTCGTCCATCATCTTTTCATCTTCTTCTTCTTTACGGAGAGTATTAACTTCCTCCATAAGAGCGTCCAATTCAGCCAATGCTTTCTCAATCTTACTCATAGTTTTCACCTTATTTTTGTCTTGTTTTAGAATATCAAACCTTGCTTCAGGATTAATGCCTTTTTCACAGATAGTAACCTCATGTAGTTCTAGTTTGCTTATCTCGTTAAATTCACCTAATTCTGGATGGTTTTTCTTTACTTTTTGTAATGCTTGTCCTCCAATACTAAATGACCTTAACGAACCTTTACGAATGCCTCTATTTATTTCTTTGGCTTTTTCAATATCATCTCTTAATTTAATTACAACAAAGAATCCAACATCATCAACTTCAGTTTTCCATATTCTTCCTGTTTTATCTCTATATGATTCTACTACTTCCCCAACTTGAACATTTGAATGATTTGTCATTACATTTCTAAATTTAGGGTTCTCCATATATTTTTTAACTGCTTCATTAAGAGCCTTGAGTGTGATTAAATCATTTTGTTTATCAACGATTTCAATGCTTGCATATCCTCCAATCATTAAATTATCGCTTTTTAGAATCCTGAAATCATGGGTATTGTTCTGCATTACCGTTGATGCCATTCCTCTCAACCCTTCTTATTGCTTACTGGTATATAAAGAACAACTAATCCTCAGTCGGTATGGATAATTTATTATACCTATCTTCATATATATTCCACTTTCCTTTATCTCCCTCAGTATCAGCAGGTTCTTGTTTATATCCAGTCCATGCTAACCACATCGGCTTATTATCAATAGGAATAACTCTAATATGCATTTTAGTTTCAAACTTATTTCCTTTCAAGAAATATTCATGATAGCCGTCTTTTTGAACACCTAGTTCTATATCTCCAGAATCAATAACTTTTCCTCTTTCTACATTTTTTGATACTTCTGCTGGATATTTACCAGCCGCACCAAATAAATCAAACAGTTCTTCTTCATCTTCTAAATCAATAGTCCAATTCATATTTTCGCCATTTACACTAATTGCTAAATGAATATTATTATCTTCTCTATTATAGATTTTAAATTTACCTTTTCTATATTCATCAGGAGTTTTATATTGTTTTTCTATTTTATCTTCATCAGCCAATTTAATTGTCGGGTCAGCATGCAATTTATTACCTATCATTTTAATATGCTCTCTTTCTTGCGCCCACTTACCTAACTTTCTTAATTGAGAATCTAATACAGTTTCATATATATCAGCGTGTTTTGCTTTCAAATAATCATGGACTTCTTTAGGAGTTCTATCTCCTTTTTCTTGTAAAAAGTTTACAATAGCCACAGTAAGTCTACCTTGTTTTGTTTTCATTATTTCTTCGGCTTTGGCTTTCCACATATCAATATCTCTTAATGCATTTTTTGACATTAAATTATTTTCTTCAAAACCATAAATAACAAAACCATCTGTATCAAATTTGATTATAGCAGTAGTTTCCCCATGAATGTAATCAGTAACCTTTACTCCTTTTTTAAATGCTTCAACATTATAATTCAAAGATTTTTTAGTATCTTTTGATAATAATTCAAGAGTAACTAATTTATCGGGATGCTCTACTTCTGGTATTTCAATAACCTTTGCGGAGAATAAACTAAATCCATCGCCCTTCTTCTTAACTTCATCAACTTTTACTCTAATAATATCTCCGACTTCAACTGCGATTTTTGTATTTAGGGCTTTACCTACATTTAGATATTTTCTTCCATCTATTTCTTGTCCTGTTTCATCATCTACTGGCCCAACACCGACAGTATAAGAATAAAGATTGCTCTTAGTCTTTTTCTTATCTAATACAATAACATCTAAATCAACAAACTTTTTCATTTTAATCCACTTAGGATTTTTCTTTGTTCCCAAGTAGTAGGTTGAAGTAGCGTCTTTAATGACTACTCCTTCAGAAGTAGGCATATTCATAATTTCTTTTGAATATTCTTCTAAATCTTCAAGACTATCTGCTTGCCTTGTATCTTTCTTTGAAGGGAAATTAAGATATTCTGAAGATTTAGCAGAATAATTATTGAATAAAATTGTCATTCTATTATCAAGTTCTTCATCAAGTAATGTCTGTGTTTCATGTCGCATAATATCAAAGACATGACATTTTAATTTAGCATCTTTATATTTACCTTTGAATACATGAGCGATTGTATCGGCTCTATGAAGTGCTTCTTCCCCATCAAATAGAATAAGTTCAGCATCAAAGATACAATCTCCATATTCTTTCTTCTTTAGTTCTTTAACTATTTCATCACACTTTTCAGTTATATCTTTTTTATTATAAGAATAAACCTTTATTTTATTATCTAACTTATGTATTTGAATACGCATGCCATCATATTTTTCTTGGATATACCAGTTCCCACTAAATCCTTTTAATTCATTAATATCTTTTATTTCAAATATTCGATACATTGGTTTATTAGGTATAATAAAATCACTAACTGATTTTTCTTCTATTGATTTTTCTTCTGACTTTTGCATGTCAATATCTTGAAGTTCTTCCCATTCTTTTTCTTCGTGCTGAGAAAAGAAAATTAACTCTAACATATCCATAGCAGCCTTTACTTTCTTTTCAACCTTCTTTGAGTCTTTTCCATCCCCGTAATGCTCAATAATATAGAGGGGTATGTCGTCCACTTGTAGGTCAAGACCCATAAGACCCTCCGTAATTGTGTCAGGTTGCATGTCTTTAATCGCCAAAATGTCTGCTGATAGGGCTTTATTGTCTTCCCTCATAGCATAATGCACAAATTTAAGCATGTTTTCAGGATTATTTAATAATTCTTCAAGAACATTACCTTTGAACATTTCAGCGAAGGGGTCAGCAATAATTTTTGAAGTATATCTAACAAGTTTAATTTTTTCATATAGATTCTGTGCTTTAGATGATTGAGGGTCTTTTACCTCGTTAGCGGTTATTTCTTCTTCTCTAATGAAGTTCTTTAACTCTTTACCTGCGGCATCTAATTCATCATAAGATTCTTCAATCATTTCAACGGCTTTACGCCAGCGACCCGAATACTCATCGGGGTCTTGAACGGCTGATAAATAGGCAACTCTTGTCTTTTCAAAAAGGCGCATCAACTCAATAGAGGGTTGCCTATCCTTTTCAATAGAACCAAGTTTCAATAATACCACCCCAATTAGCGGTATTTATTCTGGTTAGGAAGAAGGGGAACGGCAGGGTCTTTATCAGGTTGTCCACCTAACATTTGTTGCATCTCAGTTAATCTTCTTAACATAGCACCAAACTTTTCTTGAAACTCTACTTGATTCATGCCCGACCTAAACATCTGTTGCAGGTCGTCTAATTCTTTTTCTGTTGCTTCAAGGTCAGCAATCGCTTGTCTCTTTCTTTCTTCATTCAAAAAAGGATTATCCATGTCTTCTTTGAGAATAGCCTTCATTAAAGAAATAGCCTTCTTAAAATTGTAAGTTTCTCCTGCAAAACCATGTTCATTTATTGGCCCTTTGTTTGCTTGGAATTTAACAGTATAGTTCTCAGCCTTCGGTCTTTTTAATTTAAATACTTCAGACTTGTCATCAATAGGACTTCTATTATTATCATTTAAAGAGAGATGAAGTAATTCTTTTACTTCTCTTGCTTTTTCAATAACCATGCTTACTAATCTTTCTTCTTTTGTTACTCTTTCAGGCATTTAAATCACTCCAAACTGGCTACCATTTTATGAATTTCAGACCATTCCATGTTTTCTACATTATCGGGAGATTTACCACCAACAACACCAACCATAGCAGGAGTAGGGCTGTTTGCTACAACAAATCCTGATTTCATTAATAGATTGTCTTTATTGTAAACTGCTTTTTCAAGGCTTTCTACTTTATCACTTAATGCTTTAATAATAGCGAGTAATTCTTGATTAATAGATGTTTCTTCACTCATTTCTCATCCCTTTCCTTTTCAAGTTTTTCTTTTTCTTTTTTGTATTTTGCTTCAGAAATTTTACCTGAAAGCATGCGATTAATTAATTTATCTAGTTTATCTTGATAAGAACCTTTTGGAGTAGTAGTCCCATATCTGGGCTTTCTCTTTCTATCTTTAGGTGGCCCGCCACCAATTCCTCTTGCTTTAATTATATTCCACCAACTCATATACTCACCTTATTTCTTTTTACCTTTAGGATAGATTAAATCCCTCAATTGACGATAAAGAAGTTCATACTCTTTACGAAGTTTGGTAGCAGTAGCCACTATATCAATATTCCTTTCATCCATTGACTTCATTTTCTTATTTAACTTCTTATCTGATTTCATTAAGTCTAATTGCCTTAAAACAGATATTAGTTCACCTAATTTAGTAAAGTCTTGTCCAAAAAATTCAGTCGGTTCAGCAGCCTGTAAAGTCTTTTTTAACTTCTTTCTTTGCTTAGAATCCATAGAATCTAAAATATCTTTAGGGGATTCTTTTTTCTTTTCTTTAAGAATAAATTCTTCTCCATCTCCGTAAAAATCCCATGTCATTCTTGCACACCTACCAAGTTATCGTATTCATTCATAATTGAATCTATATTTTCTCTTTCTAAATCAAAAGATTCCCTAAGACGCTGTAAACTGCTAACTGAATCATAATCAACAATATCTCCTATGTTGATTGTTTCTCCCCTCTCAAGTCCTTGTAATATATCATCTGTTGTATCATCTACACTATTAGATATATTTTCTAATTTTCTAGTTGTTCTTTCTAAACGAACCACATGAACAAATAATCTGCCTAATATTCTTTTAACTTCTCCTGCTGGTTCATTACCTGTTTGGAATCTTAAGGTATCTATTTGACCCAAAGCCCTGCGAACTCTTTTTAAAACAGGAGTCATTTTTTCTAACTTATCTATTTCAGATTGAATAACATTAAGTTTTTCTCTTTCTGTTTCAATTTGTTCATTTAATTCATCAGTAAATTCTTGTATATATTTATCAGGATTTTCCCTAATATCTCTAACACTTGCCATAGCCTCTTGAAGTTGTTTTACTCCTTTTAAATTGCTAATTCCTGATGTTATTTGCCTTATCTTTCTAGTGATAATCTTTTCTACATCTAATCCTTGAAGGTCTTTAATTTTATCTTGAATGGCTAATTTCCTAGAACGATTGGAAATTAATCTATTCCCAATAGATTTTACCTTTGATTCTAACTTTTTAAACTTAGTCGCATCTCTCGGAGACTGTCCTGTAATAAACCTTTGAAGTCTTTGTAATTCTTCTTTTCTTTGTTTATCTTTCCTATCAACAATAGGCTGCCTACCATGTCTTTTGCGATGCATTTCTTTTAGAATATCAGATAATTTAACTCCTTTATAGGTGGGTCTTGTTAATTCCGCCCATCTTTCATCTAAGTTATTAACAAATATTGCTTTCTTAGTTTGTGGAATCATTTGTCCACTTTCATTTTCTGAATAAGGTAGTAATACATTTTGAAATTTATCACCAAAATTTTCTAATAGTTCTGCATATCTATTGCTTAAATAGTTTTCATCACCTTCGTAGAGCATAACTAAAGAAATAACTTCATTTGATTCAGTAATATTGTTTCCAAACTTTTGATATTCCGCTAAACGATTAACAGTTACTTTATTATTTTCTACTGAAAAATCTAATTTACTTACTAATTCTTTTACTTCTGATTGGTAAGTCTGTGCTTTATTTACACTTCTAATAGCAACTTTCTTTTTCTTTTCTAATTTTCTTTGTTTATCATCTTCAGATGAAGAAACCTTTGCTTGTGCTTCAGCATCAGTAGTAAGTTCAGAAGTTTCTTCAACTTCTTCATCAATACCTATATCTTTCTGTGTTCTTATTTCTCTAGTTAATTCTCTAATTAACCTGCTTGCTGCTTTTTTATCTTCAGGAATTAAAGAATCATCAACTTCTTCTTCTGAAATATCATCTTTTTCTGCAAGAAGACTAATTAATTTTTTTCTTTGAATATCAGTAGTTTGTTTTTCCTCTCTCTCACGGAGCGATTCTTCTTCTTCCTCCGCTTTTAAAATATATTTTCTATAAGCAACAATATTTTTAGAGTTAATATTGTCTATCAAAGACTTTTTGATTTCAGTAGCATTAGCATTACTTTTAACTAATTTACTTGTGTTTTCATCTAAATCTGCTTTACTTAGTATGCTAAGTAAAGTTTTGTTTTTAGATAACTCAAACAACATTCAATCACCTTAAAATGGAATATTTTCTTTCTTTCCTCTTTTACTAGGTGGTAGTAAAACTACATCAGGAACATCTGACGAATGCAATTTCTTTTTAACTGATGTATCTTGGGGAATACCCACACTAAAATCCTTTGAAGGTTTTAGTTTTGCATCAGCATTTGCATTCATCGCTCTTAATTGAGCCAATTCCTTTTTCAACCTAATTTCTTTTTGTCTATTGTCTTCTGTCATACAGTAGCCTCCATTGTTCCTCTTGTCCGAATTAGAATATCTATTAGTTCATCTTTGGACATTTGACCGATTCTTTCCATGACCACATCCATTAAATCTGTTCTTGCCATTTCAGCAAGTTCTTCATCTTTTAGTCTGTCTTCTTCCATGTCAAAAATAGAACCCCTTCTTGCGCCTTTAGGCTCTTTACTGGTATCTCCAATAATTTTATTTTCTCTTCTTTCTTTTAAGTCCTCTCTAAGTCCTTCTTCCCTTAGTTGTCTTAAATCTTTAAATTGTCTTTTTGCTTTCAGAATACTTAACCAATTCATTAACCCACTCTCCTTTCGGTTCTTTTATCATTATTCTGATTTCCCGCATCTAACGGTAATCCTGTTAGTCTCTTGTCTGGGCCTTGATTCATAGAAGGCTTATTTCTAGTTGTCGCAGGGTTCTGTTGCGGCTTACTTCCCTGTAATGCTTGTTCCTGCATTTGTCCCAATTGTGAAGCATCAATATTAGTTCCCGCATAAGGGTCTTTATCTACTGGTTTATCTTCTTCTCCTTCCCCTTGAGGTTTTTCTTCAGGTTCGGGCTTTTTGAAAGTAAATTGACCTTCTTCATCCATATCTACTTCAAATCCTAAATTCTTAACAGAAGCAGCAATATTAACTTCAATTTCTCTCTTACGAAGAACAGCAATTTCATCTTCTTCTTCGCTTGGTGGTAGTTTTAAATTCCAATCAGTAATACCAAATTGTTTTACAAGGAATGGGAAAACATAATTATTATAGACAGTCTGTGCTTTTTGAACGGCTCTATTTGTAACAAGAATTTGCATACCTTCATTGTTTAATCCACCGCTTGTTGTATTATCAGCCATAAACACTTTACTTACTCCAAAGAATGCAGAAATTCTATCCCTTAAATCATCCTTAACAGAAACATAATCCATTTCTTTTAGGCTATCCATGAATTTAATCCATTCAACCGCACCTTTTCCGCCTTCTGCTTCTATTCCCATAACAGGAATAAAATGAGGGTCTGCTTCCATCTTTTCTTTTACCCCTCTCCAAAAAGAACGCATTGAATCCATATTTCTTGTTTGAACTGCGAGTAATCCTCTTGGCATACGACTCTTAGTATAAGATGAATTAACATAGTTTTCCATAGCAATTAATGTCATAATAGCATTAAATAAAGTAACGACTGGTGATTGTCCGTAGAGTCTTGAAGGGCTATATTTACTGAAATGAAGAACTTCTCCTTTCAAGAAATACTGTTCTTCACCGTTTGCTCTATTAACATAATGAACAGGAAATGTTTTTGCTCCGCAAATATCACAAGGCTGATGAGGTTCGGTATGCAAGGCATTTCTATGATTTACACAAGTAAATCCTTTAGTTCCTCTTTGTCCTAATTCATCAGTATAAATAAACATAGTTACTGGGTCGCCTCTATATAGTTCTTTAATCCTATGCATTCTTATATCTTGATTACCGTCCAAGAAATACTCTTTAACCATGACAATGTAAGCATCGTCCATAATATTTAAATCATCTTCTAGTTCCTGTAATACATCAATAAATAGTTGTTCAGAATTATTAACATAACCTTCAATAAACTTTTCAGCATATTCTAATTGTTTTTCATCAGGTATTTTTAAATTAGTGCTTCCACAACGAGCGCATTCTTGAACAGGTCTTTTATGTTCCTTTCCACAATCATTACATCTTGCTTCATAGGCTTTTTCCCAAATATATCCTCTACGAAAAACTTCTTGTTTTAATTGAGTAATACAAGTTCTACCTATTACTGATTGATTCATAATATTATAGAGTAATGGGCCAGTCATCATATGACGGTTTTCTCTTTCTTGAATACCCATATTATAGACTGTTCTATCCGCAGGTTTGGGAGTTTGTCGCCTAAATAAGTTAGTAAAGGAAAATCTTCTTTTTTCATTTGCCATGCTTACACCCCCTATTTATCGCCTATGCTATTCTCGCCTATGAACGCTTCGGTTATGGTTGCCCTCTATCCTCTATGTCATATCTTTCATTACTTGAACGAAGCATTTCATCTAAAATTCCCTTTAAAAGTGAATTTCTTAATTCAGGTCTTTGATAACCTCTCTTTAAATAATATATAACCATTCTTTTATTAATACTAGCAAGATTAGTAAATCTAACATATTTTGCTCTATTTTCAGGTAATTCATCCGAAACTATTCCCTTATGGAGTTCTCTCCAACTCATGCTTTTAATTATCATCATGTTCACCTATTGGATTACTTGTTCCGTCCATTCTTTTTGGTTTTCCATTTTTAATCCAGCATTTTTTACAAAACCCGAAGGGATATGTTTCACCTGTTGAATAACATATGCCACAATAAGTGGCTATTCAAATCACCGTTCCTATTTGTTCTAACGAATCCATAACAGACATTTTACAATTATCTTTGTATTTTTGAATATCATCAAGATAAATTCCTTCTTTTAACCAATCAAACCCAACATGGTCTTTATGATTTTCCCATTTCATTAATTTAAAAATTTCATCACATCTTTGCTTATACCAATCGGCTTTTTTATAAGACTTCTTCATACGAATTAATTCAAGTAATAATTTAGCATTACCCTTTTTTAATCTAAAATGAGGCAAGCACTTGGTTAATAATTCTGTTACATCTGCCTGAGAATAAAAGTTTAATCTATTAATTAGTCTAGTATCTTGAGGAGATTTTTGGTCTAAGTGCATTCTTCCAAAACCTATTGATTTATGCATTTGTTCCATAAATGCTCGTCCTCTTTGTCCTGTTGCAACTAATCCGACTCTAGGATTCATATTGCGGTCTAATGTAATATATCCATCGGAATCAATGAATGCGGCAGTATAAGCCCAAATGTTTTTCTTTAACATAGAGGGTGCTTTGTAAAAACTACCTTTTAATGAAACAATATCTAATTTTTTAATCGCTTGTGAGATAGAATTAGGAGAAGATATTTTAAATAAAGGCGTTGGCATTTTTTCATGAATCATTTTAGCATTAATTCCTGGATTTTCACAAACAGTTTTTAAAATAAAATCATGTTGTCTTTCTTTTTTAGACTTAGTAATAGATTGATTAGAAACCTTTGCCAATGAATCTCTAAATTCTTTCTTTGCAGTTTTCATTTCCTTATACAAATCACTATATTCTTTACCATAGGCCATGTTAGTTTGTTTTAATTCTGCTTCCCAGTATTTGCAAAGAGAATCTACAACTTCCCTTCTTTCATCAACACTTTTCATTGTATATAATTTATGTAAATCTTTTTCATTATATCTCATTTTTTTAAGAGGTATAGTATAATCAGTAAGCCATGTAATAGAATCAATGCATTTATTTAAGTGGTCTGAATAAGCATCAATCATAGTATCAATGGCCTTTAGCATTTTATCTCGTTGTTCCCCTTTTAATTTTCGACGAGCCTTTCTCATTTTTCTAACCAAGTCAGGTATGCTATGGTCTTGAATAACATATTTATCAGGAAAAACATTTAATTCTTTTCTTGCCTGAGTAGCATTTAATCCATACACTTCAGAAATTTTAGATATTTCTTCATGCTCAGATAACACCGCACTATCAGTAAAAATAAACTTTAATTCTATTCCTAATTGACTTTGAATAGAATCCTTCATATTTTCTTCTTCTTCGTCTAATTCGGCTAATCTCTCCATTTGTTGAGCCGCTTGTCGGTATTTGTCTGCTTGTTCTGTCATATAAATACCTCAAAAGTTAAGACCTATGGCGTTCTTTACTGGCCGTTTTACGGCATTTGAATCATCGTCAAACAAACCTAAATCATCAAGGAGTATGAAGGTTTCTGACGCTTGGTAAGTGGCCGCATTCGCTAAAGCAAGACTCATAACCATATCGTCATGCGCCCCTATTCCCTCAAACTTTCCTTTGTCTGTAATAGCAAACATAGATAGTTCTTCAACTAAAACAGATGTTACCTTCCTACTTTCTTCATTACCGTATGGAAAATTCATTTTACCATTTTCTAAAGTCATTTGCAAGTTTAAAATTATTTCTTGTTTCTTTCTACGAGTAGTATTAAAATCATGCACATTTAAGTCAGCGACTTGGCGCAATTCTTGTGTAAAAGATTTAGCAAATGTATTTGTTTCAAACAAAATAACTTCTGGTCTAAATACTTGACCTAAAAGTTTTACCTTTTGTATGTTCTCTCTAAACTGAACATTCTTAGACCTATCTACATAAACTATTGATTTATTTTCTTCAGCGTCCATTTCAATGACAGTAATTACATTGTAGTCACCATCAGTAGAAATAGCAGGGTCAATACCAATAAAATATTTATATCCTTCTCTTTTCATTGGTTTTAAGACTAAATCTTTATTCTTAGCATTATCTAAATGTTCGGGATTAAAGAGAGAAGTTCCTGTTGAAATAGGAACACACATATATTCTCTTGTAAACATCAATGAACCTACTTCTGCTTTTCTTGCCATTAATGCTTCATAGTTCCATCTTTCAGGCCAAAGGGGTTCATTGAGGGCATTGAGGCATGGATAAGTGTTTACAGTATATGCTGGATTTTCTGCTAATTGCTGATAAATGTCAGTATAACTAAACGGAGTTCCTATTACCCTCAATGAAGCCGTATGGTGAAGTGTTGGTATCATGTCGCCATAAAACCAATCAGTAACCTTTTGAATACCAGTCATACTAAACTCTTTCAAAGGGTCGTCAATAACAATCTCTTGAGGGTGTAATCCACGAATCTGTGAACCAACCGACCTTTCAAGTATTTGATTGCCATTAGTTAATGTAATGTTTCCAATAGCCCAACCTCTTGCAGGTTTAAACTTTTTAAGCATCGGGTGTTGAAACATTTTATCAATGTCTCTCATGTGAACTAAAGTCTGTTTTTGGTTAGAAGAAATATAAAGCATTTGATATGGAGGTTCTTCAAAGATTAATTTCCATACAACCCATGAATGCATAAATACAGATTTTCCGTGGTCTCTTGAACAAATAATTACTGTTCTTTGAGTAGAGTTCATTAATTTATGCCATTCTTGAATATAAGGAGGAAAATCAAAACCTAATACATTTTGGAAGAAATATGGAAAAGAGTTCTTAGATAACTCCATATCCATTTGATGTTCAAAATTGAACTCTTCTAATTCATTCATCTTCTACCACCCATATTAAACGGATTTGTGGGTTCATCAGGTCTGCGTCTTGAACCTTTTGCTCTATGATTACGCTTAAGACCAGTATATAAAATATCTAATCTTTCATCTGGAGGATAAGGATGACCGTCATTAATATGGGTTATTGCTATTGCTTTAGTATAATTATTACCTTTATCATCTAATAAAGAACTAACAGTTACTTTTGTTCTAGGTAATCTTTTAGAAGCACCCAATACTTCTATCATCAAATAACTTTTATCACTAGGACTATCATTAATATAACACCAATACTTTCCTTCGGATAGATTTAACAAAGTCTGTTCTATGGCTGAATCAATTGGTCGGTGTCTTAGATTAGGGTATCTAGTTTTTTTAGAGTGTATAAAGTGAGGCATAAAAATAATACCTGTTTTATCAAATTGCCTTGTTTCTGCATAACCTTCCGATGCTTTGTCTTTTGGTCTTGGGTCTTGCCCATATAGATGATTAGGATAAAACTTTCTTAATTGTCCTTTCCATCCACCAGTAATGGATTTCTTTTTCTTTTGATAGCGGCTAACATCTTTACCTGAATTTAAATCATCAATCATAGATTTTGCTTGAGAACGAGAAAGACCTTTACTATTCATTCTTTTACCATCACTTGTTCTAATAACATTAAAACCTGAACTGCCTAACTGTCTTTTGTAATTGCTTTTCATTAGGCTAAACCATTGTGGAGTAGGGTCGTCAAGATAAACACACTTAGCCATTTGTCCTTCATCACGAATAGAACGGATAGCCATTCTTTCAGGATATTTAGCCAACCAAGCACTAAGAACATCATTAGGAATTAATTTACTCATTTGCTCCCAATTATCGCTATCGGGAAAAGACCAGCCATTCTTTTTAGCATTAGCAATCCAACGGGCATTATCCCCATCTCTATGCCCAAATGCAGCAACTAATGGCTTTGATTGATTTAACTGCGGTTCTCTTGCATCTTGTAATGCTTTACTATTACCACCTATTTCTCTCCCTTCAGCAGTAGCATACATTCCACCAACAACAGTATGTGATGGGTGTTCCTTGAAACCAACTGTTGAAATCGCTTTATCGTTTTCATCAACACGAATAAGCCAACTATCTAATTCATAGATACCGCTTTCTAAATCAGCCCTGCGAGTATATGGGTCGTCAGGATTATCCTGAGCAAATCTCCTTTTCATATCTTCATATGAAAATATCGCAGGTAAGACTTTCACTAACAATTCCACCTTCTTCTTGCTGCTTTGGCTTTTTCGCTGTAAGTTCCATCGGCTCGCTTAAATCCTCTTGACCTTGCACAAAAAGATTTACGCCTTTTTGCTGCTTTGCTGCCTCTTTTTAATTTACTTGGCTTAGTAGTTACTGGGGGTTTTAGATTAGAACCTTGTTCACGCTTAAATTTAGCACGACCTTTAGCACTTAATCCGCCTGTTCTTGCATGAATTTTTTTGTTATAACCCTTAAAAGGTTTCTTTTTCTTTTTAAGAATTTCTTGCCATTCACTCATATTTATCACCTATCATGTAGCCTAATTTTTTTCCTGCTTCAATGTCGCTTGGATAATGACTTCCCATCTGTATTCTTGATAAAGAAATTCTGTCAGCCATTTCTTTTAATTCTTTTTTCTTATCTGGGTATTTCTTTCCTAAAACTTTTTCTAATCCATGAGCAAGCATTGAATGACCACTTGGAAAGGCAGGAGTATCATCTGTTTTTGTTTTTGTTGTTTTTATTTTATCAGATATTTGATGAGGTCGTGGTCTTTGATATTTCATCTTAAGAGTCATAGCATAATAGTTAATATCTTTCATAAATTCCATGTAATTGTTTTTATCTTCACCTACAATCTTAAACATTTCTACATCTGGTTTTAAATCAGAATCTTTCATTTGTTTGGGAGTTATCCTTTTCTTTTTCATTGTTGCTATTACAGAAGGTATTTCTTTTTCTTCTTGAGGGTAACTTAATTTAGGAATATCTATTTTCATTTTTGGGCTTCTCTCTAATATTTTCTTTTTATCCTTTGAAAGTGTTCCTTCCCACTTTCTTTTTTTAAGAATAGAAAACCAAGTCATATAAATCACTTTGGTTGATGCGTATAGAAATCTCCATGTTTATGTTCAAATAACTTACCTTCTTCTTTCATATCAGAAATTGTTTCTTTAAGTTTATTTTTGTCAGCAATATCTTTTAAGTTTTTCATACCCAATGCTCCGCCTTCGTCTTCTACTTCATCAAGAATCTCTTCTTCAATTTCTGATTTGTAATTACGCATATAATCATCATAGGAAACATTACTTGTTTTAGACTGACCGCTTTTTCTTCTTTGATTAAATCTATAATGCCTTTCAGCCTCTTGTCTATCCATATTTCTAAATCTCATTAAATCTTGAATTTCCTGTTCATCTTCGGGTGTTAATGGCTGACCGCTTTTAAGTATTTCTTTCCATGTCATTTTTTCATCCTCTCGGTTTTTCTTTTGCTTGATTCTTTTCTTGCTAAAGCAACTTTATGTGCAGCATTTAATCTCTTTTTTGTTTCGGGGTCTTTTGCTCTTTTAGCCGCTACTCTTGCTCTTTGTTCAACTAAATTAATTATTTGTGATTGTCTTTTGTGTGGTTTAGATTTAAATGAACCGCTTGCAAATGTTTCTCTTACATCTTTTGCTGTTTTAAACTTTACAGGAACAGTATCTTTTGGGTTTTCATCTGTATATAATCTTCTTGCTGAACCTTTTGGTTTCTTACCTGTTCCTTTCTTTGGGTCAGCCTTTAAGATTTTTTGCCACATTATAATCACTTTTGACTAAACTTCTTTCCTGTTGGAACATGCTGAATACCTTTTTTGCGACCTTTTCTCTTCTTTGCGTCTTGATACCTTAAAGTTTTTTTATCTGTTCTTTGATAGGTTGATTTCGGCATATATCTTCCTTTAGTCTTAGATGGTGCTTTTTTTCCTTTTGCTTTTGCTCGGTGTTGTTCAGCACTTCCCCAATCTTCATCAGTCCAAGTAGATAAGTCCTGTTGCCTTTTTGATTTGGCTTTTAGGATTTTACGCCAATTAATTTTTATAGCCACCACCAGCCCTTTTATACGCTTGAGCCAGCATTTGTGCTTTTCTTGCAGACCATTGACCTGCTGCACCGCCTTTTGTTCCCGCTTTAATTCTATTAAAGATTCTTTTCCGCATTCCAGGTTTTGTATAGTTTCCAGACTGATTTACGGTAGACTTCTTCTTTTTCTTCTTTAATATTTCTTCCCATGTCATATTATCACCTAAAGTGTGCTTTAATTGCATAAACTTGTTCTGTGCTGATTCCAAATTCTTTTGAGATATTTTGATGTGAGTCTAGTGCTTTAACTATTGTTTCTACTTCATAGGTGCTTAAGTCTATATTATCTTCTACTTGCATCTTATTTATCATAGTATCATAACCAATAGTGTTTAACGGGAAAAATCCATGAACAACAGGTAAACCTAATTGTTCACGAATAATATCATGTGCCTCTAACATCTTATGAATAAGAACGGGTAAATCTGCTTGAACTTGCTCAAAGACAGTTTTTAATCTATTATATTCAGACTTTGCTCTAGGATTCTTTTGAGTAATTAATCCTTGATTCATGTCTAACCAATGAGGTAAAGCAAATATAGGATATGCTCTCCTTGAACGATAACCAAAGTCAAACTTCTCCGCTAATTCTTTAATAGGAGTCCCATTAAACTTTTTATTTTCTCTTTCTCTATCTTTTGTTTCAACCATAAAGTGATGGACTAAACCAGCAAAATATTGATTATTTTCTTCCTTTTTCCCAAATATTTTTGTTAATGACCTTGCTGCTCTTTCAGCAGATGCAATAAGGAAAGCATCAATCTTAATAGATTTTAAGAAAATCATTTCTAAGAAGTCTGCTATATTTTTTAAATCAGTTGCTTTGAAAGATTTAGCAGAACCTCTCATTAATTTTTTATAAGAACCAGACATGACGGTTTCAAGTCCTAAATCTAAAGAAAGAGTTTGCATGACTTTTCCTCCAATACTTCCCATGAAACTCGGTATTTGAATAGTTAATCTACCGCTATATGCAGGAGTAAAGTAATAATCTAAAGCAGTTTCCATAAACTTTTCTAACGCTCCTTTAATAGAATCACTTAACAAATCTTCTTTTATTTCTGAATCTATTGATTCTACTTTTCTATACTGCCTTTTTGCTGCTTGGGCTAATCTATTAGTTCTACCAATTCCACGCAAGGTTTCCCGCATATCAGTTCCCCTTCTTCTTCCTTTAGAGGTTCTAATGTCAGAAGCATAAGCAATAATGCCTTTTGAAAGTAAATCATACATATCTTCAAAGAAATCTTCTATTTCTTGTAGATTATCAAGATTAATAAATTCTCCAGACAAACCATTAAAATATTTTTTGTCAGGGTATAAATCATCAAAATCAGCATTATCCATTACAGATATAGGCAACCAAAATTCAACATCATTATCCAAAGTAAGAGTGTCTTTTGTTTGTTCTAACCAATTTTCAAGGTCAGTCTTAAAGTCTAAAGAAGTAGTAAATCCTGTTATTCTTTTTCCTTCTCTTTCTTCTGCTTCTTCTACTTCATCAAGTGCAGCATCCAATAAATCAACTAAATCTTCTTCTCCTTCTTTGGTTATTGAGAGAAGTTTTCCTCCCCTGTTGTTTTCATACATTAACAATGGGTCAGCCTGTGCTTGAAGAATAGAAACATCATTAAGCCATTCTACCCCTTCATCAATCAATGTCATATCAATTTCATCATTCCATCCTTTAGGAGTAGTATTATTTTGAGGGTCTTTAGAATCATATCCTATGTTAGAGTCAATAGCATCTTCAATACCTTGAGCCATTTCTCTCATTAATTCACCAGTAATATCCCCTGCCCCTATATCATCATCGTCAAATCCTTTACCTTTAATTGTTTCAGCATCAAATAGTCTTTCAGCAGAAATTAATCCTGCAACGATATTAAAGAAACGATGCCTTGCTTCAAGAACTTCTCCCTTAGCAAGAGGGAATTTCGCAACATATTCTAATCTATCAAAATCTCCCATATCAAAGATTCTTTCAAAATCATCTTTCAGTTCTTGAGGTAAATCATCATCTTTACTTACTGCATCCAATAATTCTTCAGCATCTTTCTTTAATTCAGGAAATATATTAGCAATAGAGTTCCAATAATCATAAATATCTTTTCTTTTACTTCCTTTAGAAGCATCAATAGAACCTAAGAATCTATCTACTGGAAAATTACTTGTAATCTCAACATCTTTCGCTTCAACATTTTGTTCTTCAATTATTTCTTTTATTCTCTTAAGGTTGCGTCCTAGATTTCCAGATGCGTTTAATTCAGAAGCAAAAGCATTATTTTCAAAGATTGTAGGCTTTGGATTTCTAATCTCTAACTGTCCTGTTAAATCGTTTTCAACAAGAGTAGCGGCTGAAATAAGATTTCCGTTGTGAAAAATGTTCATATCAATAATTTTTGCTAAAACATTAAGTTGCCCTGTTCCTTTTCCAGTAGTTTGCTTTCTTGTTTTAATTGCTTCCATTAGAGCATCTTTATATTTTTTTCTCTTTTCAGGAATCAATTTGCGGGCTTCTTCTTCATTATCTGCTCTTTGTGCTTCTAATTTAAGCCTGTCCACTTCTTTATCCATTATTGTTTTAATGGCCTTGCCTTTTGCGCCACCCGTTAAAGAAATAATTCTGTCTAAATCATCATCTGTATATGTCATTACTAAACCTCCTGAATCATGTTAGCGTTTATAAATGCTTTAAGTGCTGGTGCTACTTGAATTTTATTTGTTTTATTTTGGAATTTTTGTCCGTAATTATCTAAGAAAAATTGAAGTCGGTTTTTGAATGCACCAATGACATTTGTTTTAATATCTCCTAATAGTTTAGGTATTTTATCATTAAGTTTTGTAAGAACCTCTTTCGCCTCGTCTGAATTGGGGTTATCGTTTATTTTATTAAACGCTTCTCCTACTACATCGTCAGCGACCCGTTCCGCCATGTAAGTAAGATAGATTAAACTATTTTTGGGGCTAATCTGTTCTAATGAAGAAGCACTACTTAGCGGAGTATCTATTAATGTATTTATGGATTCTTTAGAAGCAACAGAAATAACATAATCAACAAAATTAGTTGGTCTAACCAAGTCCTCTCTTAGTTGTTGTATTTTATTTTCTGATTCTTTGATAGATGCAGGTTTATCTTTTCTGTCCTTTATTGCTTGTTCTAGTCTAGCAATATCTTTTGTATAGGATTCTCTTAGTTTGTCTTTTATTTGTTTAGATTTATCAGATTCGGGTAATTTTTCTAAAAGTCCTTTCAATTCTTTTAATGCAAGTTCAAGTCCTCTTGCTGGTCTGCTTCTTTGGGTTTCGGTTAATTTAATTTCTTTCTGTATATATTCTTTAATGTTAGAAGGATTTATTCTATCCCCATAAATATCAAAATCAACATAAAAAGCATCATTTTTAGAATCAACAGGATTTCCTCCTGAATCGTAATATAAAATATCTACATCATCCTCGCCATATTCTTCTTTCAAAAGAGGAGCGATTTTATCGCCCTCTTTTATGCTAAAGTATTTATCAAGTAAAGAAAGTTGTTCCCTACGGAGAGATAGTTTCTTTTTAGTTAGTTCTTCTCCTAAACTACCTTCTCCTTGATTTTCAGAAATAATTTGTCTAATCATTTCATTTAATCTTTTTTTAAGAGTCTTTTGGTCACTAATAGTTAAAATAAGATTTCTTATTTTAGGTAGTCTTGAAAAAGATGCAGTTCTTATTTTTAATCTACTTTCATCACTATTATTTATTAAAGCAAGAGAAATATCATCAATAATTATTTGTTCTACTTCATCATCAGTTAAAACTTCATTTGTTCGCAAAGCACCGAAAAATGTTTTGAACCATGAGTCTTTATCACCAAAACTACTGTTTAGAATAATAGAAGTATAAGGATTTAGAATAAGAGACTTAACATTTCCGCTTTGTCTTGGAAGAAAAATTAACCCATCATCTTTAGGCAAAGAATCACCATTAGCAAGTTCTTTTGGCATCCATATTCTTTTAGAATTTCTTAATCCTTCAACAATTTCAATGTATTTAAAGACAGAACGCTCGTCAAACTCCCCAACAATCTGATATTTAGCCCCTCTAATGTTCAATTCTTTTGCTTCTAACAATCTTGAATCAATTGTAGTAGTTACTGTTCCTTTTTTGAGTTTAGGCTTAAGAGGTCTTATGTTTTTGTTGTAAAATTTAAAGCGTTTATCAAATTCTTTCTCTTCATCGCTCTTTTTTCCTTCATTATTTGCTCTATATGCCTCAAATTCTTTTTGTTGTTGCTCAGATGGTCGTAATCTTCGCACCAAATCAGTTTGCGACTCAAAATTTACGAAAATTTTGTCGCCTTTTACTGTTCCGCCAATCATTTCAGCAAAATCCGCTAAAATTTTCTTGTTTGAAGGTGGATTTTCAAAGAAAAGATGGGATTTTCCTTCAGTTTCTTCTAAATATTCTTTTAAAAAGTCCAATCTTTCTCTCTCAGGGATATTTTCAGCCCAAAATTGCGCTCTTGAAGGATTATTTTCGATAATCTCTAAAACAATTTCAGCAACTTTGTCTTTTTCATCAGAATTTTTGGCTTTAATTGCTTCAGAAAGTAATTCTCTAGTCTTTTCAATGGTATAATATTTTCTAGGAGTAAATTCTTTTGTTTTTTCTGCCATAATTTGTAGCATTTCATCAAACATTTCTTTTGATTCTTCTTCAGACAGGTCAATTTCAGTAGTATTTGCTTTTACTCCTTCATCATAATAAGATTTGTGTGACTTATCATTGTTTATTATGCCTTGAAGACGACTAGGAACTTTTTGTAGGCTTCTTAATTTGTTTAATGTGTTTTCAAACTCGGCTCTATTGACTACGATATTGGATAAAAATATCCTACTCATAGGCATACCGATGATTTTAACAACATTAAACCAATTCATTCTAAGCCTCGCCTCTTTCCCTTAAATAATCGTCATAGTTAATAGTTCCCGTCTTTGGCCTATATCCCCTTCTTGTTTGATTGCGGAGTTTAGCAGGTAATCTTCTTAAAACATTCTGTAAGTTCTTAGGAGAACCTTCTGGAAAATATTTGTGAGGGTGAATCTTTTCATGTCCTTCATGTGGATATGGTTCAAGAAAAGCGATTGCGCCTCCATGCGCTCTTGAATCATCTTCATCAACTATTTTATAGCCGAGTTCTTTCATCTTCTGTTTAATCTTTCGTTTCACTTTGGAAACTTTAATGATATTCCACCAAGTCATTTTAATCCCTTTTCATGTGTTTTTTATTTTGTGGTGGTTCATAACCTTTTTCTCTATAAAAGGCTTCATCAAATTTAGGTTGTTTAAATCCATGAAACGGTGTAATATCTTCAGGTTCTTGCCCTTGAAAGAAACCCACCCCATGTTCGTATTCAAAATCTATTTTTCTTCCTAATGCCCAATATTCCTTTTGCTCAGGTGAATCTGTTTTTGTTCTATGCCATATATAATAAGGATGGTCATGTATGTAATCATCGGGTTCTTTTGGTTCTGGGCCTAATTCTCTTTCTATTCTTTCTCTTAAATCTTTAAGAAGTTTTTTTCTTTTTTGTTGGAGAGGATGGTCTTCTTTTCTTTTTGGCCTCATTATTCTATCTTCCGCCATATGTGCTTGAACCATTCTCCAAGCATCATTTTTAAGAATAGATTGCCAACTCATTGTAACTTCTCCTGCATTCTTTTCTTAATATCTAACCAAATCTCAGGATTGTTCTGTGCAAGCACTTCTTGAACAATTTGCATTTGTGCGACAATAATTGTATCTTGTCGCTTGTGAATCAATTTACCCTTAAACTCCATAAGATACTTCAAAGATTCTCTAATCTCTCTTGCTAACTTAGTTAAGGCATCAATCATCTTAGGGTCTAAATCATTCCCTAAATCGTTAAAGACTTGCTCTAAACGCATATCTAACTTAGCAACATTGTTTGATAGCAATTCAACTTCATTTACATCCTTTTTTGCTATGATAGCGGCTGCGGATTGCTGCACGATTGGCGTTAAGTGGTGCTTAATGTGTCTTTGAACCTGTTCTTTTGTCATGTCTAAGGCCGAAGAAACAGCCTCCGTTGATATATTACCTTCTTTAATCGCAAGTTCATAGTGTTTCCTCATTGGGTCTGTGCATAACTTACAACGAGGATTTGATGCTTTAGTATAATTACCCATATGATTTCTTTGATGTTGGGCGGCAGTTCCACTTCTCCAATCAAACTGTGCATCTAATTCATCGCAGGTTGTTTGTCCTGTTTCTAACATAGACTCAAGTTCCTCTCTATCTTCATGTTGGCACATACCACATCTTTTACGATTAATAGTCATAGTAGTCACTCCTTGAAGTAATCAAGTATTTTCTTTTTATTCTCGTTCTTTGCTTCAGTAGTAGTGCTACGACTTAAGCGGGGAGGACTAGGAAATTCTCTTAATAAACTGGACATAGAATCTCTAAAAAGACTAATGTTTCTTTCATTCATTTCTTTCATATACATTTCTAAAGTCTTTAAAATAACTGGCTTTAATTGTCCTTGAAGGCTTTCGCTCTTTTCTTTTCTAGCAGCATCCATATCTTCAGGAGCATATCTATCTCCTAATCTACGGGCTTCCTCCATATCAATTTTAAGAATCTTTTTCCACATAGTATCATCTCCAAAGATTCATTTGCCACATTTTAGAAATAACTCTTGATTCTGGTTTCATTCTAGTCCTACTTCCTTTTCCACTCTTAGGACGCTCTTTAGTGCCATAAACTTCCCTTGCAGTTTTTCTATAATCAAAACCAGTCTTTCTTGAATTTTGCCACGCTCTATAACCGTTAGGGGCTTTATTAGTTCCTTTTCTTCTTAAGGCTCTATCAACCAAAGTAATTAAAGGTAAAGCAGTAGCAGTTAATTTAAATTCAGTCACTTTTCCTGCAATTGCGTTAGGGTCATCTCTTTTACCTAATCTTGCTAAATCTCTAATAATTTCTTGGTCTTTTTCAGTTAGTCTGAAAGTTTGACTTTGAAAATCTTTTCTTAACTTAGGAACTTGTAATCTTCCTCCAGCACTCCAAAAGGCTGTGTTTCTAACTACTGCATCAAAATACTTTTCAATTGCACTAATTTCTTCAAAGTCTTCTGCATCAAAATCATCTGGAATTGAATCTATTTCAAGTTCAATGTCAGCAAATCCATCTGTATTGCGGTTATCAAATTCCTTTGTAGCGTCTTCCATGATGTATAACAATCCTCTCGGTTTTGCATATTTAGTAGAAGTTTCTGAGAATAACGCTTGATGGGGTGCATTGTTTCCTGCAAACCAATCTTTAGGTGCGGCTCTATTATAGTGTCCTTGAACTTTTCTATCTCTTAATTTTTGACCGCCCCTACCTTTTACTTTTTCAGTAAACAAAATAAATGCAGGGTCAGCAGCAATACCCTCTCCGCCAGCATCTTCTCCTGTATCTTTATATTCTTTTAATACAACTGCTAACTGCTTGATAATCTTTGCATTCCCAACAGTAAACAAATCATCATCAACTGCCTTTTCAATAATAGTTAATAATTCATTTACTCCTTCTCCTTCTATTGGTTTATTTCGGCTACCTGCTCTAACAAAAGGAGCAACAAAATGTCTTCTTAAAAACATATATAGATTAGGCACATTCTTTGTGTATAAATCACCACTTCCTATACCTTTACAATTATCTCTCCAAGTATTAAATTCTTCAACAAAGCGAGAATTTTTCAATTTTTGATTCACTTTGTTGCCCTTAAAAGGATTAAAGTTTTTCTTTTCTTTTACCATCAATCATCCCTCTTTTTCTTTTTTCTTCCTCGCACAACCTTTCTATTGAACATTGTCGGTGCAGAAGTAGTAGTTACCGCCATAGCCGCTTTTAATTCATTAGGGTCAAGTCCATTTGCTCTTGCTAAAGTATCTAATAATTCTTTATTTTCATCACCATAGCGTTTCAATGCAAACCTGTAATATTCTTTAATATTTTGATGAGGCCACTCTCTAACAATAGGTTCTCCCTTTTGTCTCGCTGTTATTTCTAAACGAGTCAGTTTTTCTTTCATTGAATCTTTACTTTTACCTGATGGTATATCTTCAGTTATTCCATCAACATAAGCAAGAAGTTCTTCAACCTTTTCAATAATATCGGGAGTTCGCCTAATATCTTTCATGTTCATATTAAACATAGCCGCTAGTTCAGGTGGGAAAAGCATTCTTCTTGTAGCAGGGTGTTTAACAAAATTTAATAATCTAATATAGGTGCTTTCAGGGAATTGTCCTGTAAATGCTCCATATTCTGCTTGATGTTCCGCCATTGAATCTTGTTCTGAACCCATAGCAGCATGAGTTCCTTCATGCATAATTGTTCTTGTAATGAAATCAATTAATTGTTTATCTGTTGGTTCTCGTCCTAACTTTTCTTTAAGATAGTCGTAAATTCTTACATGGTTAATTCTAATTTTTTCTTTAACAAAATCCTTTATGTCGGGTTGTTTACTTTGAAATACAGAACTCATTATTAATTTATTCATTAATTTGTCCATATCCTGTCGGTTACTAACATCTATTCCTTCTCCATATTGACCAAAAGCCTGTAAATCTTTGTCAAAGTCAATGTCTTCTACTTTAATAATATCAAACCATTTCATATTAAGACCTCGCTATTCTTCTTACCATTTGTGAAAAGGCACTTTGAACTTTCATGCTACGAGAAACATAATCTTCTAAAGTGCTTCTTAATTCTTTTGAGTCTATCATTTCTCCAGAATTGAAACTTCTAACTACTTCATCTAAGTCTTCCAAAATATCTCTTAATTCACCTATATTATCTACTACTTCTTGAGCATCAGACTTCAATAGGTTTCTCCAAGACATTTTCAATCCTTCCTTGTAAACGGATTTTTAGATTTAGGTTTCTTCTTTTTAGCATCTTTAGCCGCTTCTTTCATCGGCTCTTTCTTATCGCCATCTTTATCTAAATCCAAAAAATCTGGTTTGTTCTTTCTTACTATATCTCTCCAACTCATTGTAATCCCCTCACGGCTGCTTTTAATTCGTTAATGTCTAATTTTTCAGGATTAAATTCATGCATTTCAAATCCATTATTGTAAGTGTAATCACCCATAGCAAATTCTTCATATCCTCCGCTACGGAAATCTATTCGGTAATAACCAACATCTTCTTCCAATTTTTCTTCTTGGGATAAATCTTCTTCACCTTCATACATATCTTCAAAAGTAACATCAATTTCAACTCCATCAAGATTTGGGCCGTTTCTATCAGCAAAGTATTCAAAGTCGCTAATATCTTGGTTTCTTCCCCAATCTTCAACTAATTGTTCTAACTTAATTTCTAAGTCTTCTCTTTCGTCATTCTTTAAAATATTCTGCCAATTCATTTCAAAACACCTGCTATAATATCCTTTCCTGTTTTCTTTTCTTTTTCATCAATCTTCTTTGATTGAACATCGAGCCACGCATCTAATAATTTACACCTTGTCATAATATCCCTCAAAATGGTTCAAAGTTTCGCATATCGTATCTTGGATTTCTTTTAACATATTTATCCAACATCTTGCTTCTTGTTTCTTTGTCGCCCTTTTTCCATTGTTCAGAACTCCAAATTTCTTTAGGAACATCACCGTATTTGTAATGGTCATCCTCACAATACATGCAAGTTCTACCATCGGGTTTTGAACCAGCATATGACCTTCTTTCAGGACTTTGTAGATTTCTAATACAGCCTGTTCCATCATTTGCCTGACAACGGCCATATCGGTAATCTTTAGTAAATGGGTGCTTTTTAACATGGGCTTGACGCTCTTGCTTTTTTGCGTCTATTTGCTGCTTAACTTGTTTATCATACCAAGATTCTTTCTTAATTATATTAATCCATGATTTAACCAATTCATCACCTTCTTCTTCGTCTGATTCTTCTTCTTCTTTTTCTTTCTTAGATTTCCAATCATTGAAGTATTGTCTAGCAATTCCGTGAACTCTTCTCAAAACATAACTCATTTGTTGTTCATCTTCGGGATTATAGCCTAATGCACTTAATCCTCCAGCGAACCACTTTCCTGCACTTTTGAAGCCCATACCGCTTTTTGCATAATCTCCATATGCAGTAGCGTATAAATTGTTTTCTTTCTGCTTAAGTAAAACCTTTCTAACCTTACGAGTAATATAGTCCTTTAAAATATCAGTAAACTCTTTATTACTTTCTTTAAGACGCTTTTTTGCTTCTCTAATACTTTGACGAGTTTTCTTCTCAATTTCTTGTTCATAGCGAGCATCAATTAAAGGAGTAACACGGGCTTCTAATATTTCATCAATTTCGTTATATTTGAATAAACCGCCCCTTCCAGTTCCCCTTCTAATTCTTCTTCCGCCCCTTGCCTTTCTATTTAACATATGATTAGGATAAGGTGTTTTTAGAATATCAGTCCAACTTTTTTTAAAAACATCGGGTCTTTTTGATTCATAGTGTAATGGGTCATTTGGATAGTATTTTTCATCTCTTGCATCAGTATCTTCATCTCTATTAAAAGCGTGAGTTTGAACATTAGCATCGTGAAAACCCTTCATTCCTTGATTTCTTAGAACATCATCATATTCATCAAGTAATTCTTTATGTTCAGGAGTTAATTTCTTTCCTCTTAATTCTCTAGCGGCAAAATACACAATATCAAGAATAAACTCCATATCATTAACAGGAATAGATTTTACTTTTGCTCTTGGAACAGCAATATCGCTTAAATCTTCGGCTTGCCATCTACCTGATTCAATTGCATCCATAATATCTTTTTGCCAATCTTCCATATTAATCCTTTTCCTGTTAATTCGTTATAATAAAAAAAATCTCAAAATTTTGTGGCGGAATTTATTTGGCACTTGCGTTTTTATTTTTTTATATAGATTTATATTCCCAGAATAAAAACATATAGTTTAATTATAATAGTTTAAATAAGTATATTTAATCTTCTTTAAAATCGTATAATGAAGTTTGTATTCTAAACTGTTTAAGATAATCGTCTAAATTCTTTGATATTAGTTTAATCTTCTTTAATATTTCTTGTAAAGCCTTTTCTTCTGAATTAGTAAGTTGTCTAGCATCTTTTCTGTTTTGTTTAGCATCTTCAAGGGTTTCTCGTATTATGGTGAATATCTCATCTAAATAAGTTAATGCCTGTTTCTCGGCAGACATACTGTATCACTTAATGGGTGGAAGTCATAGCATATAATATGCTCGGAATAACCTTTAATCTAAACTAATTAATGTTTTAAAGTAGTGGAATAAATGCTTTTTGGTTTAAAATTGATTAATTAATGCTTATTCATTTAAATGAACAAAAATAAAAAATTTGAAACAAAGCCATATGGTTGTATATAGTCTATTGAGATAAATTGCAATATATATAGATTTATTTCATCGAATAGAATTATATGCGCTATTTGAATAGATTTCTATAGAACGCATCACGCAACTGTTAAATGTTATGTTCCGAGTCATACATCCCTAAATAATCCATTTAGCGTCTATAATGAACCATATATAGTCTATATATACATTACAACAACCATATGGTTTGGCTTTGCCATCGTAGAGGAAACCCCCCGAAGGGGGCGACGGAAGGCATTTCCGCATCATTCTTCCTCTTGACCTCCTTCGGCTGATTTAACAGCAGGTGGGGTCATTGTCGGGATTTCACCGTTCATAGAACCATCCCAACGACCTTCTTTGTAGCCCTTTACAAGCGCATTATACGCTTGCTTGGCGTAATGGGTAGCCAATGCGTCAATATCAGCATAAGCACCGCCAGTTCTACCATGTGGCAAAACCGCAGCCAAAACGACATCTTGGTTAGAAATACCCGCAAAGGCAGCGTAAACCGCATTCTTCACAGAAATCGCATTTTGCTCCACTTCGTCGGGCAAAGCAGATTCTCGACCTCGACGGGCTTTTGGGAAATCCGCATAAACGCTCCCAATAGACCTAATAGCCGTCCAATAGGTTGAACGCATATCGTCGTCATTACTGTTGTTTCCGAGCATAATAGACAATTCAATAGCCTTGCCATTATCACCTCTATCTTCCTTTTCAAGCCATAGACTGACTTCACTTGTGTTTTTTATCCAATTCTTTTCATTCATAATAATTACCTCCAATAAGGGGAAATCTGCCTCAATGCCTTCCGAAGCACTAATACCAACCAAATGACGGATAAGGTTGTAATTACACAAGCGCAAAGCGATTACAACCATATGCTTTGTAAAGGCGGGCGCAAGCCCTAATTCTTTTGCCAGCCATGACTTTCAATGAATCTGACGATTTTGTCAATGTTTGGCATAAGTGTCTCGCCACGAATGACAATGCTGGCATCATACATATTTGAGGTCAATTTGGCTTCAACCCCGATATCTTTGATAAACCCGTAAATTTGGGGCATATAGTTCAACATCTCGGCACAGGTCTTGATAACCAGTTTCTCGCTTCCTTTGTGGAATAAATCGCTTGTTAGGGTTGCTCGCATGGTAATAGGCCGAATCCGTCGCTTAACCACTCTCTTACAAAGCATATGGTAGTATCTTTGGTAATACCCCCGAAGGGGCGGATTACATCCAGTTTTGAAAGTATTGAGGCATATAAGTGAAAGAATCACGGTCAAAGTGCCACAATGTAATTTTTCCCTCCCAATTGCTTGCTAATGCCAAAAATGAGGTTAATGCTGGAGTTAAACCAGTAATGTAGAGATTTAGAATCTCAACATTATTATCTTCCAAATGATATATAAAATCACTAGCACGACCTTCTAGGAAATCAAAATCCATAGGGTTCTGAATATGCTCATAAATAGCATTAGGGACACTAACTCCCCCATTTGTCTTAATTTCGTGTCGTCCAGCGCAAAGTGCAACATTGTATTGGTTAGCCATGATATACGATTAAATGAGTAGTATGTATAGGGTTGCTCAAAGTGCAACCATATGGTATTGCTTTGTCTTTACCCAAAGGCGGGGATTGTTTTTTATTTCGGCTATTTGCACATTTACCCTATGCGTGGCTCCATTACCTGAGCGAAAACAATCAAAAACGCTCTCCACAGTATTCCTTAAATTAATATCCATTCCCCATCCCATACATTACCGTTTAAATACCATTGGTAATCCTTTTGATGGATTGAAACAGTAGGTAAACCGTTAAGTCTCTCTTTTGTAGTGTTTGATTCCCAACCTGCCGATGTAATCCACAATTCTCCGTCTTTATCTTCAGCGATAACATTTCCATGAAGGCGAAGTTGGCAAAGATGCCCAAAAACCCTAACTTCAGTATTTCCTCGCTTAAATTCTTGTCTGTTTCTAAATGCTCTTATTGCGTCTTCTGTAATCTTTCGCATGATAACCGTTAAAATCGGTGATATATCGTAAGGTAGAACAAAGCCCTACCATATGGTTTTACTTTGTGTAAACCCCCCGCAAGGGGCGACAAGGGGCGAAATCCTTGCCGAATCACTCGTCTTCCGAACCTCCTTCGGAATCCTCGTCTTTAGTTGGACGAGGGGTGATTTGTAGCATACCTGACTTATCAAGGTCAAATTCGCCTTCATCAGTCAAAGCCACTCTACCGTCTTTCAATGACTGCATAATGTAGTTATGTGCTTGTTTCTTGTAATTTGCGACCATATCATCAATACTGGCGTAAACTCCACCAGTTCGCCCGTGTGGGACGATTACAGACAATAGAATGTCATGGTATTCAGTAGGGATTGATGCATAAGCAGCCGCTACTTTTTCCTCCACAGTCGCCAATACAATTTCTTGATTGTCGGTAAGCGTTGATTCTCTCCCACGACGAGCCTTCGGAAAATTAGGCATAGTGCTGCCAATTGAACGAATTGCAGTCCAATAAGTGCTTCTTAGTTCATCAGTTGCCGCATTATCTCCCAATGTGAGAGAAAGTAGGACAGCCTGTAAGTTATCCGATTCGGGTTGGTTTTCAGCCCATGCCCGAACCTTGCTTGTATTCATGTTCCAGTTCTTAATCTTCATAATATATTCCTCCTGTTGTGTTCTTCAAGTCTTTCGCCCCTTGAAGCGTATATTGGGATTTAATGATTCATAAGGTTGTAAACCCAAAGTATTTACAACCATATGGTTTGCTTTGATAACCCGATGGCGAGGGAAAAATGAGGGAAAAACCTCGCCAAAGGGATTCAAGCATGCTTATCTTGGAATCTGCGTAATTCGGAATCAATAGCGGCCTCCATGAGAGAATCCATTAATTTAGAGGTCAATTCCTCCATAACGGTCATATCAATGACATGCTTCGCTGTTTCTGCAACCAATTCGTAAATGAACAAATGGAACATTCCTTCCTCATCATTCATTTCGGGAGACATATCTCGCATGATAGCGGTTTCAAAACCATCTCGGAGAAACTTGGACATTCCGTTGCTAATAGTATTCAATGCTCTTACACAATCTTTGCACATGATAAACGGTAATTGGTGAGATATAGGGTTTTATCATCAAAGATTCTAAAACCATATGGTGTTGCTTTGCATTAAACCCCAAAAGGGGGCACAGGGAAGTATCTTGATGGTAATTGATATTTTTATACATATGTGCCTTTTTCAGCCTCTATCATCGCTTTCTCTTCGCTTAAGGGCATAAATGGAGTAAAAAGGGTGGGATAGTGAATTGAGTATCACTAAGATAGATACGATTGGGTCGCACTCACTTTAGGTCGCTCTTATATCTTAAGAGCCTATCTGCCTTGTTTATGAACATTCTTGGTAAGAATGCGCCTTTTGAGCCTTAATCACTTTCATAGAGGAAAACCCTCACCCATACGGGCATTAGGTGTTCATATGTCGCACCACACGAAAACAAGCACTTTACCCCCGACCTTGAGGGTATTCAGTCAATCCCTGTCGGCTCATGACTTCCGACAGTAATACATGAACAATGAAATATATGGTTTCCGTATAACAAAGTAACTACAACCATATGGTTATGCTTTGCAATAACCCTGCCCCCTGTGGGGTCTTACGGATTTAAGGGCTTTAATTACCCTTTCTTGCCTCCCTAACTTGTTTAATGATGTCTGGAGCGCATTCTGACCTTGATTCGGTCTTAGCATCGAAATGACAATCAATTCCGACTTCTTCAACATTATATCCAAACTTTTTGAGTTTAAGACGGCTTTCAACGGCTTTTTGTATTTTACCCATGTCATTTAGAACGGTTTGAACCATAGCGTCTTCAATGGCTTCTTTTCGCTGAACATTCTCTTGCTCCCAAACAACACGGAAACGCAAAACCATTCCGATATAATCATTCTCAAGGAAAGCATACATTTTTGCACCATTTTCATAAAGAATGTGGTTATTACCCCAACAGTCAAAATTTTGAACTTCACCGTCAAGAGGAATTGTAAATTGTAATTGAGTTCCTTCAGGCTCAGCCCACTTTTGGGTTTTAACAGTAGTATTAATTTCATTGTAGTGGCAATCTTTGTGAAGGTTGTAAAGACCATCAGTAATGATTTTTGCATCGCTTTCCCAATCAACAGTAAATTGGACTTCATTTTCAATAACAATTCCATAAACAGTAGTGTTTTCTTCAACATGGACATAACCGTAATTATCAGTATCAACACGGCTAAAAGAGTCAATCAAATAGACACCTTTTTCAGCCAAAGCACCATTTAGTTTGTTAAAATCCAGTTCGTTCATTTTATCTCCGTAATTAATCTTCATTGTTCTTACATATTGTATAGACATAGTATCACTTCAACAACGGGCTGATTGCGGCATATAGGGTCTTAATTGCAAAGCAATTTACAACCATATGATAGCGAATGCGTCATAAAACGCAGATTTATCCTAAATGAGAGTATATTCATTCCTGCTATCAGGGATAACTTTTCACCCCTCAGAATAGTTACTCTTTCTCTATCTTATTTTCAATTGGTCTTATATTAATTCGTATTCATATTCTAATATTAATATTATATTATAATGATTTAATTTAGGTTTCTCATCCGATTGTGCAAGTGCGAAATGTAAGTCAAGCAAGAATCTTAGGGGTTATGTAGACATAAGTAATATATTTTTTTACTTTTCTCAATTTTCTCATTTCTCATTCATTCATTCATTCTTCTACTACTACTTACCCCTTAATTTCTTCTTACTTATGCTATCAGTTTCTTAGGGGTTATGTAGTAATAGACAGAAAGACCTATTGAGAATCGTGAGAAACGAGAAAAGTGAGAAACCTCAATCAAAAACAGCCATTTTTAATCAGTTATGCAACACAAATGCGAAGAATCTAACTTTATCGTATCTTGAGAATCTTCTCAAAGGTGATAATTCATATGAAAAATTCCCACTTTCAACGCCCCGTTGTTAAAAGGTAAATCATTTCAATTAATCTTAACAGATTTAAATAGAAATCAATTAATCAAAATAGAATCGTTGAAAATGCCCCTTGTCCCCCACAGGGAACTAAGAAAAAAGTTGTATTTTCGCTTGAACGAAAAATCGGAGGGATTTATCAAAGGGTTGTTTATATACCCTATCAAATGTGGTAAGTATAGCCCAAAAGGGCGGGAGTTAGATAAACATGGATAACACACAATGGGATTCACTTGTTATTGAAGTGAACGAATACCTTGAAGCCGACACGACTTTGGATGCTGGATTGCGCCAAGTTGTTGAATTGAACCTACAAATAGGACAGAACAACCCAAATGAGCGAGATGCTGCTTTAGGCGCATTAAAGGCTCTATTAAAGGGTAGAGATGGAACACCTTTCCGAAGGGGTCAAAAATCTGCTGTTCCTGCTTCCGTTAGAGTAGCAATTGACCGCATTTGCGGTGTTGTTGAAGAAGCAAGTGTTCAATACTACAACCATGATGCAATTATTGGTGCAATCACCATGAAGCACATTAAGAGTGGTGGCGGTTCATACGAGGGTGCTGAAGATTATGCTTCAGCAGTCGTTAAAAGAACCCGTAATAACCTATCTAAGATGTTTAAGGACGGAAACTGGGATGGTTCAGTTGAAAGCCTTTTGCCATCTGATGAATGAAGGTAATAGCGGTTTTTGGACGCACTTCAGGTCTTTGACCTGAACAACGGGGTTTTTGAGTCTAAGGATTCTTAAACTGAATTATCAGAATTTATTCTGATAAAGCCGAAACATGGGGGAGTTCGCTCCCCTGTGTTTCCCCCCTTTTAATTCTTTGAGGATTAGTGATGCGTTTAGTTGAAGAAGTATATGTAAAAGCCGAAAAAGATGAAATATGCCAAAAGTGCGGAATTGATATTCCCGAAGGTTCTAATCATCTTTTAGAAACTTATGTGCATAAAGGAACTATATCAACCAGTCATTACTGTCTGAAAAAAAGATGTAATCCCATCAATAACTTACGATTAAAGTTATTTTGGGGAAGTATCATCGTAGGACTCATTTCTTGGGTCATTTATCTTACATGGTTCAATTGAGAACCATTAAATCTTATTCAATCAATGTTTGACCCCCTGCGGGTCGCACTATATACGGCTCGCCACCCGCATATTACTTGAACAGTATGCAAAGCGTGGGGTTTTTCATCCGTGTGATTATAATTAGTAATCATTTCTTTTTGTTCAAGTAAATACGCTGAGATGGCTGAGCATGGTTAAAAGCGCAGGGCTTAAACTCCTGTCCACATTTGGTTCGCAGGTTCAAATCCTGCTCTCAGCACTTATATTCACATGAGAGTTTTGCAAAATAATAAATTGACAGTAATAACGGAGAAAAGGTATTCCATAAGAACTACTGGCTGAAATAAGCACCTTCCCCGCAAGTAAGGAATCAAACCCTGAAAGTCAATTTTCTCTCACTTATATTCATTATTAACAACTTTTCTGTTAGGAGGGTCTGTCAAATTTGACAGAAATTTTCAGGAGGGTTTGCAAAAATACACATGGCCGAAGTAGAGGATAAGGGGCGACTTTGGGAAGTATCAAGTAATTATAGGAAGTTATTACCTCCTGCCTATAATTACTTTGTTTTCCTCCTTCGGCCACCTATTCCCAAATATTAATTGGAGGTAATAAAAATGATAACAGGAACAGAAGAACAAGAAAACATATGGAATGCAATAGAGAATAGTAATAACCATGTATTTGTTAATGCAGGTGCAGGTTGCGGTAAAACCTTTACTATTGTTGAAGGAGCGAATAGACTTCCTTTTGGAACAAAGGCAGCCTTTCTAGCGTTTAACAAATCTATTGCAACTGAATTAGCAGAAAGATTGCCAAGTGATGTTGAAGCAAAAACATTTCATTCATTTGGTTTTGCAGCAATAAAAGAAGCAGGAATTAGAACTCGCTATAATAAATTCAAACTAAACAATATCATTAAAGAACTTCTTGGTAAAGACTTCTATGTTACACCATTAAAGAAACTAATTTCTTTAGTGAAAGGTTCTCTTACAGAAGGAACTGATAAACATGCAATAATGGATTTGATTGAAGAATACAATATTAGTTTTCAATCGGATAGAGAATTAGCAATTGCTTTAGAAGCGATTCCTGCAATTCTGACTATGTGCCGAACACAGACTCATATCGTTGATTTTGACGATATGATTTGGCTACCATTAGAAAATAACTATCCTTTACCATATTATGATGTAATGTTTGTTGATGAAGCGCAAGATTTTAATGAAGCGCAAAGAGAACTTATCCGTAAATGCGTAAAAGGTGGAAGATGTATCATTGTCGGTGACAAAAATCAAGCAATTTATGGATTTAGAGGGGCTGACTCAAACAGTATTGGCATGTTTTACGAGAGCCTTGAACTTGGTGAGAGAGAAATAAGCGAATTTCCTCTAAGTATTTCTTGGAGATGCCCAACATCAGTTGTTAAAGAGGCGAATAGATTCGTAAAGGATTTCCATGCTCGTAAAGATGCAATCAACGGAACAGTTATTGAGAATGCACCGTTCAATCCCCAAACAAACGATATGGTTCTTTGTAGGTATAATGCTCCTTTAGTGAGTGCTTTCTATGATTTAATTAGTCAAGGAAAGAACGCATATATTTTAGGCAGGGATATGACGGCAGGATTGATTATTTCTGTTGATAAGATTACAAAGAACGACAATATGGGAACAGAAGAATTTTGGAGCATGTTTATGGATAACTTTGATTATGAATATAATAAACTAATCAAGGCTGATAAAATATCACAAGCACTTGCTTTAGAAGATAAGAAGGATTGTATTGCTATCTTTGTAAATAAAGCCACAACAGTTGGTGGAATCAAATATGAAATTAAAAGAGTATTTGATAATGCAGATAACGGAGAGATTATGCTTTCAACAGTTCACAAGGCTAAGGGTCTTGAGGCTGATAATGTTTATATTCTAGCAACAGAAAGAATGCCTCATCCGTTGGGTGGGCAGGAAGAAAATAATATTGCTTATGTTGCAATTACAAGAGCAAAAAAGAATTTATTTTATGTAGGGCCAAGACCCGAATTAAATTAAGGTGATAATATGATATGTAAACATGAAGAAATAGAAATGATTGGACACGACTATTACTTAGATGAAGAACAAAATATGGTTGAAGAAACCAAATATATTTGTTTAGGTTGTAGTCGTGAGGGTGTGCAAATAACCATTCAAAAGCCTTTGAAATGGTATTATGACCCCGACCAAACTAAATTACCTATTCAACCCTAAGTTTCGCTTTGATGCTTAGGTTGATAAGCAGGTTTATGAAATAAAAGTAAGGAAAATCCGTCATACGGTTATTTGCGAAGTATAACAGGTTGCTCCTCGGCAATTTTGGTGTCATTTTAGCCTTACTTTCCTGCACAGGGGGTTTTTACAGTAAAAACAAGAAATAAACTTCATTCTGTAATAGTGTGGGTTCTAAGACATGACTTGTTTTCCTCCGCCTTTTGGTGATTAATATGTTTGAATGGATTAAAAATCTATTAGGTAAAATTCCTTTTACAACGGAAGAAATAATTCGTTGTAAAGTATGTTATCTAAAAGCAACGCATGAATTATCATTGAGTGCAGTTGATTTAGAAACAGAACAATTAGAAGAAATGCAAATAGAAATATGTGCTAGTTGTTTAAAAGATTTAAAAATAAAAATAAATGTGATGAAAGATGAAAATGAGAGAAGTAGTTAAAGAAACTAGAATATGGAAAGAAGAATACTTGAATCTTGATGTAATAGTAGCAAAGCAAAGAAGCGAGTATTGTAAAATACAGAATATGAGTGGTCGTAAAGACCATTACAAAATATACGAAGAAGCAAGGAGGTTATTTAAATGAATGATGATGATAAGAGAAAATTGATTGAAGAAATTGAAAGAACAGTAGAAGAACAATGTAATAGACTAAGAGAAATAGTAAATACTATGCTTAAAAACATTGTTGGCATGATATATGTTGCTATTCTACATTTAGATAATAAGAACTATGAAGAAGCAAAACAGCAACTAATTAACACTATTATCAATTTAGAAAACAGTCAAGAAGGGATGGAACAATGAATATATTCGCACTATCAAAATGTCCGAGAGAATCAGCACAACAAATGATTGACAAGCATATTGTCAAAATGCCAACTGAAACCTGTCAAATGTTGCATACTAATATTCTTTGTATGCAATATGTTCAAGAACACGGTAAAGAACCACAATTGAAAGAACTTAAGGCATTTCATCAAGAGATTGGTTCAGAATTAATGAAGCCAGCCATGCTAAACCACCCCTCAACCATTTGGGCGAGGCAATCTTTGGCTAACTTTGATTGGCTTTATCAACATGGTTTGGCTCTTTGTGATGAATACTCTTATCGTTATGATAAAGAACATGGAACACATCAAAGAATCCTTGATTGTATTCTACACCGTAGTATTGTTGCTGATTATGAATTTCCTACAAACAAATTAACACCAGTAACTATTGCTATGGACGATTCATATAGAATAGACCGTGATGTATTCTATAATACTGCAAGAGTTCAGTATGGAATTGAATATAATGAATGGGATTATGTAATAGAATCCTATCGTCATTATTACCGTGAAGGCAAATGGGAATTTGCTGAATGGAGAAAAAACAGACAACCGTTTGATTGGTTTCCGAGTAATTGGTTTGCAATCAAATGGAATAGGCGAGCAAGGGCATATAATAATGCTCAGCCTAGAAAATATCCTATGCCACTAATGGAGGAATAAAAATGAAACAATATAGATGCCCAAGATGTAATGGAACAATGTTTGAATGGGAAACAGAAAATTATGAAGGAGTCCAATGTAAAGATTGTGGCTACAATGAACAAAGTTATAAAAATTATTAGGAGGAATAAAAATGAAAATAAAACCACAATATAGATGTATCGGCTGTAATGTAGTAGTCAGTAAGAAAAGACCTTATTGTTATACTTGTTTGACTGAACTACAAGAAAAGGCAGGTGAAATAAATGAATGAGTATGGACATAGCGAGACAGAAGAATTAA